GACTAAGATTATTTACAGGCATCCTGTATACGTCTATGCGAACACGAGCGCAACAGTTAGCGATATAGCATCACTTATTAGCACAGGCAACCAAGTGAGAACACTTCTGGACGCTGACCCTAATGAGCCATCACAAACCATTACTTTTGCTTGCAGCAGTAATACTGCGGATACTACTAAGTACACTTATTTAATTATTCCGAGTATCTTTACAGCTACAGAAATAGCTGCTACTACTAGCGGCTTAGGGGTTGCTGATTACACGGATAGTTTTGTCTTGTACGACAACAGTGGTAACGGATTCAACCAAACAGCAGGAACTGCTACAAGAAATTACAATGTTTATAGGTCTATTCAGACCGGAGCATTTGATGACGATATTGATTTAACAATCACTCTTACTACATAAGCTATGGCAATTAAATTCGGAGATAAACTAGAGAATCAAAACTCGGCTTATCCTATTGTAGATGCTACAAGTGGGGTCAATTTAAAAGGTGTTATTTTTTCTGACGGCCTTCCAGGTGCGGCTGAATTCCCTAATGCTAGGGCAAACGGTACTATTTTAGTAGACACTACTAACGACAAGGTATACGTATATCAGAATTCAGACGTTGGTAATGAGGCTTGGTCTACTGCAGCTAACTGGACAGAAGTGGCTTTGGGAACGGCTGAGTCGGTATTAGACGATGTAATTAACTACAGTATTGGATCAAACACATTTGGTACAATCAGTGGTACCGGCACTTTGGGAGCTGCAGGCGATAGTGCACTAGACCTCATTTTATCAGTTTTAGTTAGCTACCAAGCGCCTACAACCTCGTTTACGAATGGGGCTCTCACAGCCATTCCGTATGATGATGCTATTCAAAGCAACATTAGCAGGACGATTAGTTTCAACGTTGTCAATAGCAACTACACTGTAATTAGTGGCAGCAATTACACTATTGCTAGTGTGGTGTTACAACGTAAGCTAACGACACAAGCGGATTCTAGTTACACAACTATAGCAAGTAGTGCTGGTAGTCCGGCTGCATTTACATCAGGCACATTTGATAATTTGAATGATACTTCTGATGGCTCAGAGACGTTTACCTTTACGGATACGCTAGCTACTACTGCGAATCAGGAAGCTGACTTTCAGTATCGAGTCATTGTTACACCGAATGATGGCACCGGCTCTGCTACGACTACTGTAAGTATTGAGGGAGCAAGTAGTAATAAGGGATACGTAACAGTTACGGACTACGCGGCTCCTACGCTACAAAGTATTACTGTAGCCCGGCAAGATACTGGTCTTGCAACTAATGAGGCTGATGATACTCGCGAGTTTGGCAACGTAGCATCAAAGTTGGACTTTCAACTAAAATGCAATACTCCTCTTGTTCCTATTACACAGGCACTAGTACGGCGGAGTTACGATAACTCTAGTTGGAGTACAATCCGTACTATATCTGGTTTGAATGTGACTAATACAAGTACATACAAGTTTTATGACTCTATAGCCGTTACGGATAACAATGTTACGGGCTTAGATAACACCCCTTCTGGCTACACAGATGTTAGTACCGCTATACAAGTAGCAGACACTGATGAGGCTCGCATTTACTACCAGGTAAGAATTACTGACGCACTAGGCAATACGGAGATTGCTCTTGACGACATTACATTCCGTTGGCCTTCTATTGTAGGATATAACTCTACGGATGGTACTGAGTTTGATAGTAGTGATGATGCATCAATGAACCAGGTGCTAGATGATATTCGAGACAGTAGCGGGAACTCTCCCAACAGCAGTTCATATGCACAGTATGAGTTTATAGGCACGGGGGATACGGGTGAACCAGACTTTGGAAGTGCAGTAAGTGTTACTTCTCCTGATGGTATGTTTACATGGATTGCATATCCTGCGGGATTGAATGAACTGGATAGCTTTCAGGTACCGGGGGGTTCAAACTTATTCAACGCTTTTTCCAACGGTTCTAATTTGTACAAATCGCTAACTGTTGATTTTGAATCATACTTCGGTATTACTAATACAGCTTACGAAGTTTATTGCTCTAATGCTCCAGCTGCATTTGATGGCACTTTCCTCATCAACTAAGTTTTATAGCCATGCCATTATTTAATCCAGATATACTCCTCCACCAAGCAGCCGGTAAAGCGGTTATTGATACGGATAAGGCACGTGGAGGCCTGCGCTCTGCAATAGACGATTGGACAGATCTATTCGGAACCTACACCGACCCAGGCGGCAATACTAAGTATGTATTTCAAGATGAGCATACAAATGCTTCTCCAGGATGGCTGAAGCCGTACTCTACTATGTTTTACGTAGCAGATGGTCGTGCTTTGGTGCAAGACGATAATGCTGGTGCCAACTTTATCCAGCTTAATACAGGTACCGGAGTCTACGATACGGGTGGGACTAAGTTTGTAGTAGATAGTAGTGGTAGTGCAGAACCAGAGTATTGGGTCTTGGTAGACATTACTGATGTTGGGGGATCAGGCAGTGGAACCGATAAGCTTCCAACGTTTACTATCGGTGGGACAAGTGGTAGCTTTACGGCAGTACCAGCAGGTTACGAGAAGCTGAATGTAGTTACTCAAGCAGCGTCGAATGTAGATGGCTTTACATCACTTGTACTGGAAGACGAGGACGGTGATACCCTTAACATAGCTAATGGAGGAACCGTAAAGATAACTGGAGCCAGTGCAGTTACCACGAATCTCGTTAGTCCTGGTGGCGAGGATTCGTTACTGATTTCTGTTGATAATGCCACAAACGAGGTCTCTGGTTTAGTTCAGCTGTTTGATAATGCCGTGCAAACTGTAGCTGCCAACGCCGTTAGTACAACATCAAGTCGTACTTATGGGGTACAGTTCAACTCTGATGACCAACTTGTAGTAAATGTTCCATGGACATCTAATTCAGGCACAGTAACAGAAGTCACTTCTGCAACCGGAAACCAGCTTACTGTAGCGAATGGCACAACTACGCCTGCGCTTACTATTGTCACCGGTGCTGTAGCAGATAATGGAACTTCCCTGGCTACAGGAGACCAGATTTATGACTTCGTTGTTGGCTATGCAGATCCTATAGGAACGGATAACTCAGCGGATGTTTCGTTTAACTCTACCATAACGGATGTACTGACACTCTCTAATCAGGCTGTTTCCGCGACTGACCCAGGCGATGAGGATGTTATTGCGGGTTGGGATCATTCTGGGAACAAGTTTACGTACTTAAGTGCGGCTGATGTTCGAGCTGCCATTAGTGTCGATGTGGCAGGAACAGATAACTCAACTGATGTAACTCTGGCATCAGTAACGAGTAACTACCTGACGCTTAATGACCAGCAAATTACAGCAGGCACTGTCCCTGTAACCTTAGGAGGTACAGGTCTAACAACAATCGCTGCCGGGTCTTTGTTGCAAGCTTCCACTGCCGATACAATTACTGCATTGACAGGTGGATCTGGTGAAGATGGCTATTTGCTTTCGTATGACCATTCGAGTACTGCTTTTCAGTTAGTAGCGGCTACAGCAACCGCTAACGACTCAGAAATCACACTTAGTGGAGGTACGGGAATCAATTTTAGCAACACGTTTACTACTAACCAAAGTGCCGCCGAAACAATCAACGTAACTCTTGATGATCCGCTTGTAGACATAGCAGGGTTAAACGGCACTGGATTATTGAGCATTGCTGGTACAGACGTTACTATCGACACAACCACATACTTGACTGGCACTGATATCTCTACGTTTATAGACAACATTGATGTTACAGAAGCCACCGCCGTCGCACACAAGGTGGTTCTGACTACAGCTGCTGCAGATGGCACTATTACTGAGGTGCAAATCGATACTGCTGATCTTACCTACACACCTTCAGGTGATACTGACAGAGGAAAGCTGACTACTGGCGACTTGCTTGTTAAAGGTGACTTTACTGTGCTTGGTGCAGGTACTGTAATCAATCTTCAGCAGGAGAATGTCTATGTCAAAGACGCTCTAATTACGCTAGGTATTACTGATGCAGATATTGGTACCGTTGACGGTACAGCTGCAGCTGTTGACGTAGGTTTAGAAGCTTACAAGCAAGGTTATGATGGTGCTGTATCTCCTACTCTTGTCTACGACATATCTGCAGATTACTGGGCTATAAACAATAAGGACCATAGTGCCAGTGCGCTTACTAGAATTGCTAGAACATTTAAAACTGCACACACTATTGTAGAAGGTAACGTAACTGCTGGTTATTTCGAGATAACACATAACCTAAACCACGAGGATATCATAGTTCAGGTCAGAGACAACGTGACAGATCAAGGACTTGTGATATTTAAGTATCAGACAATGGATGAGCAAACAGTTCGCATTTCAATCGGAGGCGGAGTTGCAGTAGGCGACGTATTCAATATAGTTATTGTAGGTTGATGTATATTAGCATACCAAAGAATAGTATTTATGTTACTCAAAGAATGCATCAACGTTTTTCGTGCCTTTCAGCAAATCAGCACTAATACACTTCCACTCAAAACAAGTTGGATGCTGGCTCAGAATATCTCAAAGCTTAAGCCTGTAGTAGAGCTATTCGAAGAGCAGCGGGAGACTCACATCGCAGTTCTAAAAACCAAGGCGTCTACAGATGCAAAGGGAGAACCAGAAGTAAGTGAAGAAGATGCTGCGGCATTTCGTGATCAAGTAGAGGATCTTTTAAATACGGAACAGAAAATCCGTTTGAAGAAGGTCACTCTTATTGATGATGGCACTTTGACGATTGAGCCTAATGTCCTTCTTGCAGCTATGGACTACTTAATCGTAAAAGAAGATGCCGATAAAGCTAGCTGATGTAATTGAGAATGCTAATTCTGATTATCCTGTTCTGGACAGCTCCATTGCTGCTACAACTGGAGGCGCCATTAAGGGGTTTGGGATATTTAGAACTACTTCTGCGCGCAACCTTGTGCCAGAAAGTAAAAGATGCTATGGCTATGTTGCTGTAGTTCTATATGCGGACGGATTAAATGGAGAGGTGTCGCCAGGGCATAGTGTCATTAATCTGAATAACAGTCCAAGCTCTAGTCAGTTAGAATATGATGTCAATTTAGATGGGACGTACACGGCAGCGGATACGTCACTAATTTCTGGTAGAGAGGGGGTGGTAATAACGCCTCTGTCATGGTTTGGGTTCAATACTTCCGCTCGAGTATACATCTACAAAACTTATCCTTTTGGATTAAATGTAGATAGTGATGGCGAGGATTCGGTTCTTAGTTCTGCAGGTGGCGCGACCCCAAACGTCAGTGTTGGAGATGAAGACGTTACAGGGGTGATTTCAGCAAATGATTGGACAAATGCCGATAACTGGACAGAAGTTGCGTTGTCAGGACATTCTTACCCAAGAGTGCCAATTGATGATCTTATTACCGACGCCAATAATTACCGGTTAGCAGTAAGTAATGCATCTGATAATAAGCTTGAGGGATTAGGCGTAAATGACTTGATGGGCTGGATTCTTCAGTCAATGATTGAGGCAGTAGCAGCAGCAGGCTTAGGAACAGTAACTACGTATACTAATCCCGATACTGGATTGGTAGGCGATTTTAATGGGGATGGGCTGGTAGGATCTGCAGATTTGTTGATCTTCCTTCAAAATTTTGGAAATACCATCCAAAGCGATGCTGCGATATTTGACGATTCCTCATATGTAATAAGCGGCTCAAGCTTTATGGATAGTCAGGGGATAAGCTATTTGATTCAGGCGGCACTAGGTGGGACCCCATGGTCAACTCCTCCTACTGCTAGTGAGCTGCAGGATGGGGGTACTGATTACCAGACGGGCTTTTTTTTCTCAGGAGCTCAAGGCGAAGCGTTGGTAGGCGCTTGGGATGTTTTTGAGAGTATTGGTAGTACTCCTGCTAATAGAAGCTTTTTTGGATTTGAACACTCAACAGATGCAGGCGCTCCTACTTTTCAAGATGGCGCAGTCAAAATTAAACTTACTGCTTGTACTGTTGTAGCATTTGGCAGGTTTGTATCTGGGGTAGTTAGCATAGGGTTGGTATTCAGAATACGCTTTAAGAATTCTTCGGGCTTCTTACTACATACTAAGTATCATCATTGGGTTGCCGACTTTTCAAATACAATCCTTACCAGTGGATCATCTGTAGACGCATTTAGCGTCATGCCCGGCGGAGGCCCATTTATCCTGGCAGACTTTGCTGACCAAAGTGCTTTAGGTGTTACAGACGCTGGAGTATCATCTAACATAGCTACTCAGACTGCCAGAATAGAGGTAGAGTTTGACTACTATGTTCCAGATGCAACTAGCGGAGTTTTTTATAGTATAAGTCTTGCGTCAACGGTTACTTGTTCTAGCGAATAATGGATAGTATTAGGGTATACATTAAAAATGGTCTGGTGCTTATTAAGCCAAGCATCGGAAATCCATTCGTCTATGAGGCAGGAGATATTCTAACCGCGTCTAATAATAGCACTCTAACCACGGGTGTAGATATTACAGACGGCACGACGTCAACAGTAATTCTTTCAGGGATAGACTATCGCCGAATATTTGATGAGTCAGGGACTGTATTAGCTGCAAGTAGAAGTGCAACAGTAACGGCCCTAAATACTCTTTTTGGGCAAAGAGTCTTAGATGACTTTGTAGTAAAAGATGACACTTCTGGGCTTACCGGCACTACAAAGATTAGACACAAAGAAGGGACAGGAGGAGCTGATAGAGATGAGGGTGGGACGTTAGAGTTAGATTTGCATAGTGCATCTATTGGCTTGTATGGCAGCTACCTAACTATTACTGAGGAAGATCTAAGTAATACTTCAGGTAAGGATGGGGCCTATGGTAGGCTACAGCTGTTCCTAGAGAATGCAGGCACACCAGTAGAGGTGCTGGACATGGAGATGAGCAATCTAGTTCAGGCTCCTGCAGTAGACCTTAACACTAGCTCCCTTGATGTCTCAGGAGATGTAACATTCTCTAGTGCTGCAGGTACTGTAGCCTTTAGTGGTGATACTAGCGGTATCGATTACGGAGATATCTCTAACACACCTACGATACCTGGAGACCCATACATATTAGATGGTGTCTACCTGAAAGTCGAAACTAGGGATAGTGCGTATTCTAACGATTCATACGAAGGAGATGTACTAAAGTGGGGCGCAGGTAGCTCTATGTCTGCAGGACAGTTAAGACGTATGGGTGCTGCAGGTTCTCCTGCTGCTTCAAGATGGTCTAATGCAGATGCTGATGCAGAGTCTACAGCTTCGGGTATGCTAGGTATTGCTTTGGGATCGAGTGCTACAACCAATGGTATGTTTATCAAAGGAGTCATTGCGTTCGCTAACAGCTTTACTCCAGGAGACACGCTTTATGTAAGTCTTACAGCTGGAGGTATTACAAATAACATTAGCTCTTATACTACGGGTGACATAGTTCGCATAGTGGGTTATGCTATGAGCACAGGGTTGATATACTTTGATCCTTCTGATGATTACGTAGAGCTTTCATAATGGCTATTGAGAAAATAAATTCTTTAGCTCTAAGTTCAATTGCCGAGATTAACAGCACGGCTAAAGCAAGCATTGCAAAGTTTAATGGGTCTGAGGCTGCATCGGTATCCTTAACTGACTATGTAAGTAGTGGGCTAGAAATGCATTTTAATGCAGGAGATGAGAACAGCTATAACTCGTCTACAACCCCAAGTACATGGACGGATATAAGCTCCAACGGATATAGCATGACCCTTAACAATGGTCCGACTGAGCCTAACGCAGGGGACAACTACATACAGTTTGATGGAGTCGATGACTACGGGGAGATAAGTGTTCCTTCAACGGACTACTTTTATGGGGAAGGTTCAGCCTCTGGTGGTAGCGAAACACACGATCAGGATCAATACAGCTTCGTAGCTGTCTTTTCTTTTCCTGAAGATGGCAGCACAGGGTATATAGTAAGCGACGCATACTGCGGCTTGGCAAGTAGGCGAAGAAGGCAAACCTATTCTTCCTCTACTAGAGGAGTCCTCCTAAGATTTAGTCTTTACGGGTTTCAGCATAGTAATTACTATGGCGCTCTTGCTTCAATGAAGCCTCCTAGCAATATGTCAACTTACTTTCATTACAATAGTAGTCGAAGTCAGTACGAACTAAAGCCCGACACTAAGGTTCATGTTGCTTTTACCGTTGACCTTACCTCTAGCACAACCAACAATTTTAATTGCTACATCAATGGGCAAACGTTTACTGCTACTGCATCTACTGGAGGAAGTAATCTTAGTGGATCTAGCTTGAACCTGACTTACGATACAACAAGCCAGATTAAAGACGGTAGCCAGTATTGGCATCATGGGGTGATGCCACTAAATACTACATACAATGGCAACCCCGTAGTTGGCAATAACAAACTGTCTACGAATACCTACGAGCTGATGATGTACAACAGAGTGTTGACTGCGGCAGAGGTCGAGCAGAACTTTGACGCATACGTCGATAGATACGGATCGATATGATTATACCTGAAGAAAGACGATATTTTTTTATTGACTCCTTAGATGTCGATGAAATTGATTTCACTAAGGTTTTAGAGTCGAGAGATAAACTTTCGTATCGTAGTGATGGTCTCTACTTTATCATAAAGATTGATATTAATAACTACACGCCAATAACCAGAAATCCTTATCTGGGACCATATACTCATGACGAGGTTAAAGTGGAGTTAAATGAAGTTGACTGGCCTTCATCTGACTTTCTAGACACTGATTTTTTGGTGTAACCCTCTCAACACATGAAACTTTTACTTCAACGAATCTCTTCAAACAGAGACAGTACACTAGGGGTATTGTACATGAATACTTTAAGTACTTACGAGATAGGCACGAGGGTTTTTAAGTTTCTCTGTTTTACTCTTGAGGATGAGTATAGAGAGACTAAAGTGTATGGAGAAACACGAATACCTCAAGGGATATATGATGTGTGTTTAAAGCAGACTGGAGGTTTTCATGATCGGTACCGCACACGCTTTCTTAAAATCCACAAGGGTATGCTTCACTTGCAAAACGTTCCTGGCTTTACTGACATTCTTGTTCATTGTGGCAATACTGACGAGCACACTGCTGGTTGTCTTCTGCTGGGCTACCGACCTGCGTTAGTGCAAGGAGGAGAGTTTGAGTTGCACAATAGTACTCAAGCATACAACGCTGTTTATCCCGCCATCGCTCAAGCCTTAGAAAAGGGAGAGCATGTAGAAATTGAAATCCAAAACTTTGATGAAGGTTACAAACACATGGGGTAATCCCCACAAACACGGCGATAAGTTCATTGTCAAAATAAGGCTCGGTAAAGTCACTGTATACGATTTAGTATTAGACTTTGGCTCAAAGCAATATCAACTGACTTTGTTTAACTTTACAGTACGACTGTAATGAAAAAATTGCGCGACACCAAAGTAGGGTCGTGGCTTAAGAGGAAATCTCCAAAGTTGTTTGAGTCAGTAGCAGAAGCACTGCCTGACAGCGGAATACTGGGAGTAATAAAGAACTTAGTAGATTCGGATGCAAGCCTGACGCCTGGAGATAAAGAAGAGTTTAATGAACTCTTCAAAGCTTCTGTGCGCATAGTTAGCGAGAAGCAAATAACTAAACGTTGGCAATCAGATGTTGCGGGCAAAAGTTGGTTGTCTCGCAATATCCGTCCTGCTATAGTAGGTGTCTTAGTTCTTTTTTTAGTTGTGTTTATTCTACTAGACACCTTAGCAGTAGAGTATGAAATCCGGGAGGTGTGGGTAAACATGTATGAAACCATCCTTATGACTTCTATAGGGGGCTACTTTGTAGTACGCACTATCGATAAAAATCAATTGCCATGGCAACGCTAAACGAAATCATCTACAATATCGCAGAACAACTAGAGCGTGGAGATGATGCGGTCTTACGCGAACGGCTTAAGTTTATGGTAGGGTACTACCGTGCGCAGTTTGTAAGGCAAGATCAGCGCCGTAACCACAGTCTTCCTAGTCAGCTTGTACAATCCTTAGATTGTTTGGATATGGAAGCTTCTAGCGCTTTAGAGTGTTGCTCTGCTGTCGATATTGGGTGCGACGTCTGGCGTACTAAACAGACTATCCCAAAGCCTGTTCGCATTTATGACGGTTCCGAGTTTGCATTTGTAGGCACTGCAGACGCAAAAGAACCTTTCCAAAGAACTACTCCAGTTCAAGCAGAGTACGGTAAACACAACAAGTACGTCAATAAACTTCCTCAGTACATCTATACTAAGGACAGAATCTACGTGCTCAACTCTCGACCCAAAAGCATTTTGGTAAAAGGCATTTTTGAGCAGCCTGAAGAGCTAGAAAATTATACATGCTGTGACGGCACTACTGTCTTTACTGCTGACAAAGAATATCCAATTTCGATGGACATGGTTCAACGAATTACTCAAAGTATCCTAGGAACAGAAATGCGTTTAGAGAATAGACAAGATGACAACGACGAAGTACAGCTACGCGAGTAGATATAGCACTAAGGACTCTTACAAGTCTTATTGTAAGAACAACCCTACAACACCCGTTACTTATGCTTTGTACAAGCATATCATTTCGGAGTTTAACAAGAAACTTTCTAAAGTTATTTTAGATGGAAGGGTATTTAATATGGGGCATAGACTAGGTACGATCCGCATAAAGCGTATTCCTAGGTCATTTAATAGGCCCACAATCGATTGGCATGAAACTAACAAGCTGAAAAAAGAAGGAATCAACAAGCTTATCTACTACACTGATGATTACTACTTCAGGTGGAATTGGGACAAGCACAGATGTATGGTAAAGAACAAGAGTGTATACACGTTTTCTCCTACGGCAGGGGCTGCAGGAAATAAAAAAGCATTGGTTAAAAAACTACGAGAAGATGAGTTTGCATACTTGAATTTTAAAAAATGATTTACAAAACCGTATCGTCGAAGGCAGTCATTGCCAAAGTATTTCGGGACTTAAAGCCTACTACTGACAATTGGGTTATTGACTCTGTTGAGTGGATAGGTGAGGGATTAGAATACATTGGATATTCTGCTGGATTAGAAAAGAAAGCAAGTACGGTATCTATTTCAAGCCACCGCGCTCCCTTGCCTTGTGAACTAGTAGACATTATCCAGGTAGAATATAACGGGAGTCATTTGCATTACGGGTCTGATGTTACAGGATATGACCTGCCGAATGCTAAACGCACTACAAATCCTCAGCCATACACACCTTCTGAAATTACTACCGGTGCGGTATTCCAAACTCAAGCAAATGAACACCCCCTAGGCAATGATACTTACAAGCAGCAAAAAACAATAAAAGCCGCTAGCTATGGAGGTGGTGACTATTATGTGATTAACCCTGATTATATTCAGACTTCTTTCGAAGAGGGAGATATAAAGATTCACTTTACAGCCTATCCAGTATGTGATGATGGGTACCCTAAAGTACCTGACAACATTTACTACAAACAAGCTCTTGAATGGTACATACTAAGGCAGATGATAATGGGAGGGTACACACATCCCGTGTTCAATTGGCAGACAGCGGATCAGAAGTGGGGGGAGTACTGCCTGAAAGCTCAGAACGATGCAGCATATCCGAGTATCGACAAGATGGAAAGCTTCAAAAATATGTGGGTGCGTATGGTGCCAAACCTGAATGCACACTCCGATTTCTTTATTGGGAATAACACTCAAGAACGCCTAATGCGATGAGACCACTAAAAGGAATGATGCGGGATGTACATCCTAGCAAAGTATCAGAGGGTCTTTATATAGACGCAGTAAACTTTGTTTATGGAGAGCATATGGACTCTCTTTTGCAAGAAGCAGGATTTACAAATGACTCAAGTGTTCAAAGCGATAGTGCTCCTACGTTTTACATATTAGGCGGCTGTGGACTAGTCGACGATGGAATCATTCTTTTTTGCAAACGCCCAGACAGTGCTACAAACTACGTAGTGAAAGTTGTTGGGACGTTGACTACAATTTTGTCTAGCGGAGTTTTTGGATTTTCCGATGATGCAGTTATTGATGCAGTCTCTTTTAAAACTACTTCTGGGCAAACTTTTGTTATCCTTACGGATGATGTTTCTCCTCCGAAATACTTAAATGTAGATACGAGTGCTATACCAAGTTTTGTCAGCCCCACACACGATCCGGTCTACATACAGCAAAGCAATGGCTCTTTAGGTGGACAAGGGTTTTTCAACTCTGGCACACACTACATAGCAATTTCCTATGCATATGAAGACCGGAGTTATTTAGAGTTCAATAATCTGAATGGCCCATATGTTGTATACGATTCTGGTAAGACCATCTCTTTGAATCTGAGCAACTTAGATTCGGACTACTCTTATGTTGCAGCAGCTTTTGTTTCGGTATACGATGATTCTGTTAGCACAGGTATTACTGGCTTCTTTCCGTATGACGGGACTGAAACTACTATTACTCTTACTGGCATTTTAGAACAGGAGATTTCATTAGATGAAATTCTAGTTCAGAACATCGTTTACAACACAGCGAAAACACTGACTCTGCAAGGCAATCGCCTGTACATGGGCAATGTTGCAACCGCAGATGTTACTGATCTTCAGGAGTATGCCAACCGTATTCAGGTATTGTACCAAACGTATTATGGAAGTCATTCGGAAGATGGTGGGACTCAAGTAGGCTTCAATGGCAATGACAAAGAGCAAGACCTAAACTTTGGAGGACTTGCTTTTCAACCTGGAGAGGTGTACGCTTTTTACGTTAGCTATGTACGTGAAGACGGCTCACTAACTCCAGCTTTCCATGTTCCTGGCTCTCCACCAAGGTTGATAGGACAGCCTCACCTTACTGCTGTAGAAACAGGAGCTTCTGGCACTATCCGATCTACGGATGCAGCTTTGATTGCAGCAAACTCTAGTCTTAGCTATCTCGAAGACGATAATGATATAGCTGCTAGTGGTATGAAATATTTCCATACCCGAAATACTCATGAGTACTTTGGAGATGCAAGTGCTTACACTCCTGCCGGTGTTACGAGTGGCGTAGGTATTTGTGGCTACTGGGAAAACTCTGCAGAAACATATCCTTCTAACTTTCCTGTTCAGCGATGGACTGTAGAAGACACTTCAAATAATACTGGTAGTATTACAAACTATACTCTTGCTAATCAGCCGGTTCGTCATCACAAAATACCAATACTAGGTGATGCTACAGATTTAGTACGGGTACGGTTTGCGAATGTTCCTATGCCTTCAGGGTATGTAGGTGTTCGAATGTTTCATGCTAAAAGAGACTTGACCAATAGCCTGCACATAGGTCAAAGTATTTTGATTCATGGTAGCTACAACCACTACTCTAACATTGCTGAAACTGTAACAGATTACCATGACTATACAAGTTCTCATGGTATGAACTTGCCTCAGTACAATTCCCAAGTAGTTTATGACACAGATAATACAGTATCTAGTACAACAGACCAACTTAATAATGATGCTTGGTTTACGGGAATAAAAGAAACTACTGGTAGGATGTATTGCTTCGAGGCTTTGCGATCTAGAGTAAATCTTCCTGAGACAGCTTACATTGAAAACATTGACTATAGGATTGATTATGGTCAGAGTTCTACTGGTCAAGTAGGATTAATAGGTGATGGCTTAGAAACTGATAATTCAGATCCTGGTTACTGGGGCGACTCAGATATTCTGAATGCCCCAAATGCGCTCACAGTAGGAGGCAAATCTTTTTTTCCTGAGAATGGAAGGCAGGTAAGTCTTACTAATAATGTACGAATCAGAAAGGTCAGCACTGTCCGATACGTTGAAACGAACGCTATCGATGATGAGTTAGAAATTGACAATAGGTTTTGTGAGACTTGTATAGGATTCAACATTGAGTATGCGAATTCAACAAGCAGTACAGACTGGAAAGACTTTTTAAAAAGCACCAGTGGTACGCATTTAGGAAATACGTCAAACCCAGGCACAGGTTTTAGAATCAACAGTAACTTAACTGCAGGTCATACAGGAGCACAGGCTTCGAATCCCATATGGATTACGAATTTGAAACAGCATTTATTTTCCTGTTACCAAAACTATGCTGCACAAGATCTAGTAGCATGTACGGGAGTGATTCCGTACACTAAATTAGCTTCTGCAGAGCTGGGTCAGGTTAATGGGGAAGCAGTTAATGTAGGTAGTATAGATACCACGTTTGTCGTTGGAGATATTGTAAGGAGTTTCTATAAGCATAGGCTAACAGCTCCTGTAGGTGTTGACGCTGTAGCGCACGGAAGCAGTGCTACGGATCTTGTAGATTTGCTATCTACTAATGAAGTCACTACTGTAGACTCGACTCGTGGTATTCTTTCTCAAGTATATAATTACAGGGTTCAGGGGCGCACGAAGTTTGAGTACCTGACTTACGAGTTAGACAATCCGGTTAATCTTTCATCATCTGATTATGTTTTCAGAGCTGCTAGCCCAGGCAATGATCAACTCTATGATTACCCGTCACGGTTGTATGCAGAAAATGTATATCAGCCTGTAGGAATCTTTAGTAGTGGTCAAACATTCGTCAATGATTTCCCGCATCGCATTGTTCGCAGTAGTGAAATTGGGTCTCTAGGAGTATCTACAAACGTCATAGCGTTTAAGCCCATAGAGTTTTTTGATATGCAGCGTGACCGAGGTGAGATTGAAAATCTCCAAGGTTATGGTGACCGTCTTATTATTCACCATGAGCGGGGGTTATTTATGACTCAAGGTCAAGAAAAGATATCGACTACCGCAGGAGAGCTAGCTTTAGGCCAATCAGACATATTAGCTACAAAGCCTGTAGAGATTCGACCCAGTGATAAAGGATACGCAGGCACACAACACCTACTGTCTTGTATCTTGACGCCTCACGGGTACTTTTTTGTTGACGCAGATCAACGCAAAGTGTTTTCTTTAGCAGGAACAGACCTGAAAGAAATCAGCAGGTCTGGAATGAAAGATTGGTTTCAGGAAAAACTGAAACTAGATACCACTTTTTCTTCCTCTAATACTTTTAAGTTCTTTCCAGGACTTCATGCCACGTATGATTCTCGGTACGATAGAGTCATACTCTTAATTAGAAACGCAGATTACACAGGAGATTTTAGTGCAGGCTACCTTATTGATACCCAAGACGAGTACAATGCCAATGCAGGGATTGAGTCAAAAGATGAGTTTATCAGTTACAGCTATTTGAATCAAGCGTGGGTTAGTAGGCACACCTATGACAGTACAGCTTTGTTAGAAGGTCTGAATACTGTGTACGCTCTTCGCGTTCGAAATATTACTATTGATGGTTCTCTATCGCCACAAGTGCGGTCTGCTAAGTTTCACAACCAAGCAGGCACCTTTGGAAAGTTTCACGGGGTAGTGTACGAGTCTACAATTGATGCCCCATCACCGATAGGGCAATCAGGAGTATTTAGCAGCTTTAACTGGGACACTCGCGTTGTGTCTTTTCCAGAAGAACGCTTCACTCACTATGAAAATACTTTTACTAAAGCGTTGGTGTATACAGATACGCACTGCAGCGGGTTTATCGATTTAGTTGTTCCTGAAGGTCTTACTACAGGACACAATTTGCGGCACACTCATGAACGCTGGCACTTTAATGGCTTTAGGGATCTTGTTGCTGATAGATCTCTTCCTTTTTTGACTGAAGACTTAGAGCTAATTAGTACTAATATTAGTAGCACATTGCAGTGGTATGAGCAAAGACGTATACAATCTGACTATGCTGTAATTCGATTGTATATAAAAAGTAGCGATAACGGTCAAGATGGTATTGGATTATATTTGTATGATATATCTGCGAAAGTTAGACCTACTGCTCGTGGGTGATGCGGTCAGAAAATTAGATATACAACAACAATGACTTTGACTGATTATGAAATAATAGGACTTGCCATAGGCATGGTAGGCATTTATGTCAAACTTCATAGCGAAGTAATGACTATAAAAACACAGCAGTATTCCCTAGAGAATAACAATGAAAAGGTAGATAAGAAGCTAGAGCAAGTAGTCGATGACTTAGCAGAAATAAAGTTGCTTCTAGCTCGCAATCAAATGGATAAATAATTATGGCAGGTAAAGGATTATATGCAAACATTCACGCTAAGCGTAAACGTATAAAGGCAGGGTCTGGTGAGACTATGCGCAAAAAAGGAGCTAAAGGTGCTCCTACTTCTAAAGCCTTTAAGAATTCTAAAAAAACGGCGAAGAAAACTACTCGTCGTAAAAAGAAGAAGTAATGCCTGCTAAACGAAAAAAGTCTAATCCTATTCGTAAAACAACAAAAGGAAAATCTGCGAACTACAGACCTACTAAATCTGGTGCAGGGATGACCAAAAAAGGTGTCCGGGCATATCGTAAAGCAAATCCAGGAAGTAAATTAAAAACTGCTGTAACTGGAAAAGTGAAAAAAGGTAGTAAGGCTGCAGGGCGTCGTAAATCATATTGTGCTCGCTCTTTGGGACAACTCAAGCGCAGCAGTGCAAAAACTCGTAACAACCCTAACTCACGTATACGTCAAGCACGTAGACGTTGGAAATGCTGACACTATGAAAAAAACTAACAAAGCTGAAACCCTCATGAAGAGGGGTATTCCGAAAAATGTAGTCATGAAAATGCTTGGCTCTATGAGACGAGGGGGCGTAACTGCTTCTGCCGTAATGAAGAAGTATGGATATGGAGGTAGTACTAGTGCAAGTAAAATGTCTAAGGCTGCTGCAAAACCTCGTAAAAAGAAGAAATAATGGAAAAGGAATGGGAAGAGTCGACTTTTTTGGATCCTAAGAAATTAAAGGAAACAGCTGACAAACTGGAGAAGGGAGAGATTACATGTAATACAGATAGTCCTGAAGACTGTGAAAGCTGTAGCGGATGAGCAAAAAGTTTAACGGTCACAGGTGTGAAAAAAGGAACCTTGCTGAAGTAGTATTAGGTTTAAAGTCTAAGGGCAAAAAACGCTCTAAGGCAAAACCACGTCCTAAAAATTACACCTATGAACTTGGAGGTGAGACAGATCCACTGAAGCCGTTAACAGCGACGTCTGATACTAATTCTAGGTACAATCCATTAATCGCTCAGGAGATTGAAAGAGCGGGAGGTCTAGATGCACTGCAGCAAAATTTAGCTGCTTCAGATGCATTGTCTCAATTAAATGCAATGCCTCGTATATCCCAAGGGGATTTTGAGGTAGATGAAGACGGGAATATTGTAGAAGATAATCCGTCTCTTTTAGAGATGGCAGCTAACCCAATCGCTACTGCTAGAACAATCGTCGACCCAAGCGTAGAAGGAATGCCTTCTCAAGTAGAGTTTGATCAGGCGAAAGGAAAAGGTACTATAGCTGGGCAGGTGGCAAATGATTTAGTCAACCCTGCTGCTTGGGTAAACTATGGGAAGAATGCTGTAAGGGATGCAAGTCAAGGTAATTTTATTGGTGCAGGATTAAATGCGCTTGGAGCAATACCTGGAATAAGTATAACAGGAGCAGGAACAAGACAAGCTCTAAAGCAAGCAGGAGTTACTGGAGTAAAAAATCTGTATAAGGCAAACCCTGCACTGAAAAATCCTATGGGATTTAGAAATGTCGGAGACAAGCCTAATTTTTTATTCGGTTACAATAAACCTATTGATCCACTGAGAATGGACTTGAGTCCAGAGGCAGGATTCAGTGAACTTGCGGAACGCGTTAGTAGAAACAATAATCTTAATTGGAGGGATTGGGAGCGTTTGGAAGCGGAGCTTAATGCTAAAACACCCTTTGGTGACCAATTAGGGTCGGGATCTTTTGGAACTGTACATGAGTTCAAGAATAGTCCTTATGCAATAAAATTTCCTCACCCAGAATTTAGCATGCCTAATGTTGCGGTGCCGACCAGCAGGTATTCTGGAACAACAGATGATTTTATATCAAGGACTAGAGAGATAGCTGATGATATGCCAAATGTTGCAGCTCCACTACGTAGTCAGAATGATTTGACTATAATGAGGAACTTGCAGAAACAAGAAGCAGTTCCAGGCGCACCTGAACTCCCGACAAGAGATGCTTATGCATCAGCTCTGAAACAAGTAAGACAGCTTCGGGACAGGGGTATCGGTCTGGACTTAGACAATATTAGGGGGAATATTAATTATAATAAAAACACGGGACAATTTGATTTCTACGATTTAGAAAACGTCCCACAGCTTTCGGCTTCTAGTCCAAAGAACTTGCAGCAATTACAAGTTCGGTATGGTCCCATTCGTCCAATCCCGGGAAAGAACGACGTTGGAGCATATACAAACCCTCTAGAGTATATGGATGAAGTTCGATCCGGTTTGGGGGTTCGAGGTATGGGGTATCCAGATAAATTAACTGGTAAACGTGCAATGGAAGGTGTTATGAGATTAAAAAGGAATGATGGGTCGATGCAGGCTATAACCCAAACACTAGTTAAGCCTCCAAAAGCAAATTATGGCAGTCCTGTGTCAGAGCTGTTAGGCATGTTAGGGAGCCAAGATATCTCTGCCAACGCGGGAGAGCTTACAGAGCACTACGGGCAGTTTGGCGATACAACTTTAGCAGTGCCTCCAGGTATGTCTTTAGGTCAGGGATTGAAGCAACACATTTTGCAGCCACGAGCGATGAACTTGCCTATGGACTTCATTATGAATGATCCAACGTTGAGTAATGAGCAGCAGCTCATGGCGTACCATGCTCAAAATCGACCTGCACAACCTACTGCTGGAGATCCTCAAGGTAACGGGGTTTTTGGATACCCTTTCGAAACTCCAGATACGGGTCGATTTCCTTTTTTCAGTATGAATGATACTGGGCAACTTCCTGGTGGCCCACTGGCTAATCAGAATGTAGGTGGCCCACGTGCTCTGAACTACGATCAACCTGCACCAGAACAAAGTACGAATGCTAGAATGTTGAGCTATCCTCAAGGCAATACTGCTAACTACTCTCAGGATTTGTTGCAGCCAGTTTTAGATCAAGCTCAAAGCGCAGGAAATAATACTCCTTTTGGAAGTCAGGGTTCTATGGCTGATCAAGCTAGTAACTCTGTAAATGCTTCTATGCCTGCACTCAATATTCCTGAGTTTACTCCAGTTTCTGGAGGCAACTCTAATGCACCGATGAACCCTCAAAATTTGGAAGGCATTTTTAATCAGATGCAACAATCAGGAGGATTAAATTCTATGCTCGATAACATAAAAGGAGCAGCAGGTCAAGAGGGACGTGCTAAGCTTGTCAATCAATTACTAAATCCTGGAGGCACGGGAATAGCAGATTTCACAAAAATGGCTGGCGGCTTGAAGAATCTTGCTTCAGCTGGAGTAAATCAAATAGTTGGAAAGGCTGCTGACACTATGACTAGTGGAGATGACGGCTTTGGAACTTTTGCAGGCAACGCGCTTAAAGGTGGTGCAGGCGCTTTAATGATGGGTATACCTGGAGCTGCTCCTATTGCGGCAATAGCAGGTATTGCAGGGTTGATAAAGCAGCGTCGTGATCGGCGTCTTGCAAATGAAGCAGACAATGCTGCTAATCTGCAAACAGGTGAGGCAGTTAGAGGAGCTTTGGCAGACTATTCTCAGCAAGTAAATTCAGTAATGAACGAGCGGGGAGCAGGGTACAACACTGTTGCTAACTATGGGGGTGCTATGAATGCACCGCAATATGAAACTGAAGGTGGGGAGATGATGATGGCAAGTCCTCAAGACCCTCCTATGGCTACTAATAATGGCAACTACAAACAGGTAGCATCTAACATGTACCAAGTTCAAGGTCCAAAGCATGAAAGCGGAGGTGTTCTAACACAAGGTGCTACTGAAAGTTATATTGATCCTATTACAGGTCAGCCAGTTGAAAGTCCATATGTGTTTAGCGATGCTACAGACATGAAGATTGATGCGTCCGAATTCTTGAAAATGATCTCATGAGAAAGAAAAAACAAACTCCTGCAACTATTGCAGCTGAAATCAGTCGCTTTATTAAAAAGCAGGAGGACACTTTGTCGCGTTATCCTGTAGGCCCGATGGCGAATGCAGCTAAGCTTAACCTGCAAAAGGGTATGAAAGCTTTAAATGCGTTGAAGGCAAAGAATGAAGAGATGCGCCTAGGCAAAGAAGCTCAGAGACCGGCAATGAATTACGGCGGTAATACTGTGCCTAAGTATGGTGAAGGAGGGGACACTATTACCGACGATCAAAGTCTTTTAGTGGACATGTTTATGAAAGACTATAACTATAGTCGTTCCGCCGCCTTAGCTGCTATTGCTGTAACCCACAAAGAATCCGGAGGAAACCTTTCTCAGCAAGAGAATAGCTATAAGAATACTTCTAACAAACGAATTAAAGAAGTTTTCCAAAAGACAGGTCTGTTTAAGGACATGCCTGATAGTGAGATAACTAAGCTTAAGGCTAACGACAACAAGTTCTTTGACTACGTATACGGTCGAGATTCTTTAGGAAATACTGAAGCTGGTGATGGCTATAAGTATCGAGGTCGTGGCGCAAACCAACTAACAGGTAAAGCTCAGTATGCTGCAGCTAGTGAGAGAATTTTTGGTGATGATAGGCTTGTAAAAAATCCTGATTTAGTCTCGTCTGACCCAAAGATTGGGGCGCAGGTATTAGGGTGGTATTATGAAGGGCAAGGAACTCCTTTATCTCAATACGGAATAGATGTTACTCAAGACTTGACTGAAGACCAGGCAAAGTCTTTAATGACGTCTACGTATAAAAAAACTGCAGGAGATGGTCCGGATGTTACGTATGATCCGTCAGACACTTTGTTTACGGAAAACATGCCAAGGATGCAAGAGTGGTACAACTCTGCACAATCTGAATACACTCCTTCAGAAACATCTCCTGCGCCAGTAGAAGCCACTGCTCCATTTGAGATGCTCTCTCCGCAAGCTCAGGCAGAGCGCATCGCATCTCAAGAACCAACTACATCTAATGCGTCAGGAGAAAGAGCTAAAACTCCTGAGGAATTAGAGGAAGGGCTTGGAGAAGATATAGAGGCTTTGAATTTTGATCGGGTTCCGTTTAGCGGAAATAATTCAGGCAAGACAGATGCAGGTAGTATCTATGCTGAAAATATTTACGGCGACTATAACGTTAGGAATAAAGACGGGAATACTTATGTAGTAAAGAAGGGGGAGTTTGATTTAGCTAATCCTGAAAAGTCCATATCTAGTGCTACAGCTCGTGGAGGTTCAGGTATACCCTACGAGACTAGTGTAGATCTGCGAACAACATCTCAGATGTTCGATACCGGTTTTGGGAGTAATATGAGCGATATTGATATAGGATATGCTAAGGGTGGAAATATGCCAGGATTTTTTGACCCTAGCTTCGGACAGTCGCAGCGTATAGGGTTTACAAATATTGCTGAGCATTACGGAGAAGGTGTAGCATCGGGAGCAGGCAGAGGTTTTGAAGACGTCGTTATGCGTATTGCTGATGAAAGAGGAATAACTGCTCCTGAAACGGAACGCAGACTAATAGAAGGTGCGCCGTTGACTGGTGTTGCCCCAGGAACTACGAGGCGGTATGAAACAGTTCCAAAAGACCCTCAAGCTCAACGACTGTATGAACGTAAAATAGAAGAAATAACTGCTGAAGTAGCGGCTAATCCGGGAACTACAAAATGGACAGATGAAAAAGGCGGATCTCATATAGGAGTTGGAGGATACACTCCTTTCTCTGATTATTTATCTTATGCCACCGAAGACCCTGAAGTTCAAAGCGGTGCTCAATTAGCTGCTTCGACTCAAAGTTTGGTTGGTTCGTTCTTGTTTCCGGGGGGACGAGCTGTTAAAGGTGCAAAAGGTGCAACGGGTGCGGCAGTGACAGGAAGAGAGCTAGTTAAGTCCACTATGGGTGAGTGGCGAAGGACTGCTGTAAAAGGAGGTACACAAAATGTAGGCAAGACTCCTAGAACAATCATTATTGGTGAAGATGGAGCAAGGTCTTTTAATTGGAATACTAGTAAACCACAGACATCTCTTTTAGGTAGTCCTCAAAGAGCTATTCCAGAAGTAGCTTCAGCAGCAAATCCTAATGTAAAACAGATTGGGACTAGTGGGAATATAGTGGCTGGAGGTAAGCCTGGACGAGGATTTACTTTCAAGCCTGGTACTGCAGCAGCTGGACAGCCAGTTACTCTTCAAGCTACGGCATCAAGTGGGTTTACCCCTAAAGTTTCAGGAGCTGCAAAGTTCACTGGGTATGGTCCTAAGGCTAAAGAGTATTTGGCTAGTCAACAGACTAGAAATGCGCTAGGTCAGTTTGGAGGTAATCGATTAGTTCTTCCTAATCAAGCACCTTTAAATAACTTAGGTGCTGGTCAAGGAGTGTTTACGGGTATTGGTGCGGGTCAGTCTCGTAATGCTTTAGGTCAATTTGCTGGAAAGACAGGAGGTGTTTTAAGACCTGGGCAGACTTTGATTCCTGGAGGAGGTGTTATGAGTACAGGACGAGGGTTCACTCCACAAGTAACTGGTTTGCAGCGATATGCACAACCGGGAGGATTGTCTGTTAGAAATGCAAATACTGGCTTAGCACGGCAAAGTGGTGCTGTCGGCAGACCTTCTACATACTTTGGCGGTAGTCAGCCTCTTCCGTTTTCTGGAGGCACGATGGGTGTTCCTCACTCTGTCTTGACACCTAAGTTCTATGGCAATAAACCAGTATCTACTTTTGGTAATGCTTTTGGAATAAACAATGGTTTAGCCACAGGTTTAGCTAATGCAGCTTTGCTTCCTGATTTTGATGATCGACAATTCCCTAACGAAAGAAGGACAGTTCAAAGAGAACCAGGAATGTCTGAAGAAGAGTATCAAGAAGCATTAGCACAACAGGCAGCTGCACAAGGAGAAACAGGTGGTCAAGGTGATGGAGATACTGGTGGAGGAGGTACAAGTGCTGAGGGTACTGAGGGTGCTTCTGGCGCAGAGTATGAAGATGGAGATGTAGCAGATCCTGCTGCCCCTGAACAAATTCCAGATTTTAAAACTCCTTTGAGCATAGTTCCTTTAGCTGCTAACATGAAAGCTACAAGGGATATGCGTAAGGCTATTGAGAATATGCAGGCTCCTGCATCTCCTAGCACTACAGTTATTCCTAAGTTTAATTATCAGAGTAATATAGGTCAGGGTCTTCAAGACACTCGTGATGCTGCTCGTGCAGTAATGCAAAGTAGTCCTGCTACGGCTTCAGGTATGTCTAATCAACAGGCAGCTTTAGCTCAGCGATTTAAGCAAGATGCTAGATTGCGTTCATCAGACAACCTGATGCGACAACGAGCGCAAGCACAATACGAAAACTTAGCTACCCAAGCTAGATCGGCAAATAATGCTTTGCGGAACCAGTACAATAATGATGTGACTCAGTTTAACAACCAGAAAGAAATTCTTCTGGGAACAAACTCTGCTCAAGGTGCAAGAAACGTTGGTAGCTTTGCACAAGATTATATTCAAAACGTTCTTTCACCTCAATACGTAGCTAAAATTCAAGCAATGGGGCGACCCTATGATGCAGCTAACATGCTTCCTAACCAGATGCAGGGATTAGAGGAAGAGGAAAACAAATAACTGAATCGATGGCTAAAAAAAGTACGACTCAAAGCAATAGGTCTTTTATTCCTGCAAATGCTTTAGGCGCAGTATTGGCAAACCAATACCAGCCTGGGAGTTTTGGAAGTATTCCTAATGAAGCAGTAGGCAATCTATTCAATAGAATGGATAAAGCTTATTATGAAGGCCAAAACTCTTTGAGCACTATGCAAGAGATGTTAGCTAAAGACGTCGCTAATGCTAGTGAGGAGGATCGAGTGTACTTGCAAGGCATGTATGACCAAGTAAAAAATGTCATTAAAGATGCTAGTACTAAAAATGACTTTCATAACAGAGTGAGACAAGTCCGAGACCTAGCAAGAAACATAACTGGTAATCCTAACTATATGCACATCAAGAAACAGATGGCTATGGGAGAACAGCAGCAGGTCATGTACAACAAAATGGTATCTGAGCTAGGTGCAGAAAATGTAACTTTTTCAGGAGACTACTATAAAGACGGCTTCAGTAGTATTGGACCGAACGGAGAGATGAATCGACTTAATGGTGTGCCTACAGCTCGTCCTGACTACACCACTGCAATGCAGAAAATGTTTACTCCGAGACTAGAGGTAACTCAAACTCGTGCAGGTGTCCGAGATTTCATTGAGGATGAAGGCTATGATATGTGGATAGGTACACAAGCAGGCAGAATCCACTTGAATGACATGGCTCGAAGCATGTATGAGCAACCTTTTCTACGGTTAACAGACGATAACCAGGCTAAAGTTGTAGAGCAAGTCAAAAATGCACTCAAAGCTGCTGGGGAGTCTCGCGTAGGTAAATACAATAGCGGTTCTAACAGTACTCGGCTTAAAGACCCAAGGTATGCGTATCTGAATGATGCGGGAAGTCCTGATGTTACAGGTAACTATGAGTCAATAGTGACAGAAGGATCTGATGCAGATGACATCTCTATTCCTACGTATTTTACTAATGCTCCTGGAGACGGCTTAGAAAGGACTTTAGTCAATATGCTTTCAGGTGATGCAAACTTAGAGTATATCCCTATGGGGGGTAAGTTCTCTGGGACGGCTCGTGGCACAGTAGATGAAAGTCAAATTGTGGGTGCTCATTTGACGCCTGCTATTAATCCTATCAGTGGAGAGCCTATTGTACGTGTTTCAATGAATAATAGTACCACAGGCGATAATGTGGCAAACAGCGAACAAGTAGGATATATCTCGATGGATCCTAGGGATTATGCCACGTTTGCAAATCAAAGTATGGATGACTTTATGCTTCAACAGGGCTTGAATGGTAATAACCTAGAAGCTCGTAAAATGGCATATCCAATACTTAGTATGATGAAAGACCCTGAATTAGGTACATGGATGAAAAATATCGAGGAGGTTGATCAGTATCAATTTCACGATGTTCCTGGGTTAGTCTTGTCTACCAATGACAATCGCCCTACAGGAGTATATGTAGAAAGAATTTTAGAAGGTAGAGATGAAGGTAAGTACAACTTGAAGTCAAAGATAGGTCGGCGTACTGTCCGAACTATTTTAGATGGACGACAGATTCCTATTCAAGCAATGAGTGAAGCGGAGATGAGAAATATCATTGGTAAGCTGTACTATACTTACGCTACCGGTCAAAACTAATCACATGGAGGAAAATTTAAACGACAAGCTTATTCCGCTGACGAATGCAAAGCCGGAAGAAGTTGATGAAGCTTTGACAGGTCAGCCTAGTACAGTACAAAAAACTGACCAAGAGCTTCGAGCGGAAGAGTATCAAGCTGGAAACGTTGTTGCTAAAGGAGTTGATTTTTCTGACTTAGGGTATTTAGATAAAGATCTTCGTCTGCGTATTCAGAATAACCAAGATGGTTATTTAGGAATGGATCTCGACCCTTTGATGGACCGCACATTTGTGACTGGTCTAGATCAAGGCGAGACCTTTGATAATCCTGCACGTCTGTATGACAAATCTCAAGAAGCTCAAGGAGTATTTGAGAAGATATTTAACGGGTCTGTGCAGTTTGCTGGAGACACTGTTTTAAATATAGGTCAGGGTATTGGCGGAACTTTTTATGGATTGGGTTCTGCAATTGCCAATCAAGAGTTTTCTAAGTTTTACGACAACTCTGTAACCAATGCACTTGATCGTGCTGAGGAATATTGGGGTAAGACTTTTGAAGTCAAAACAGGTGGCAACCAAGGAGGCATAAAACAAGGAGCTAATTTTATTTTCAATGATCTTTTTGGAGGTCTTTCTTTCTTAGTTGGTGCTGTAGCAACAGAAGCTATTCTGAGTGCAGTTACAGTAGGTTCAGGCGGGGCTACTGCAGGAGTTCAAGCAGCTGCTACAGCAGGGTTAGTTGCTCGGGGTTCTCGTATTATGAAGAACATTGCTAATGGCGGTCGCAGAGTCATTAGCGGTAAATATGTAGATGAAGTAGCGAGAGGAATTAGTGCTTTAGGAGATGATGCTACTAGAGTAGCTGCTGCAGGAGGAATTACCTCAGCATCTTCTCAGGTAAATAAAGCGATGCGCTACAATACGTATGGTCGCGTAGCTCGCCAGTGGTTTACAGGAGCTGGTATGGAGGCTTCTATGGAAGCGCGACACACTTTAAATGAAGCTGTAGAAGAAGAGCGTAGAGAGTACGAATCTCGGTACGGTGCGGGTTCATTTACTGAGGAGAAAGAGCAGGCTGTACGAGAGCAATATGAGCCTCATACAAATGCGGCATTCTTGACAAACTTTGCTTTAGTTGGAGTCAGTAATATGGTGATGTTTCCAAAAATATTTGGTACTCGTATGCGGGGACAAATGTTTCGGACACGTCTCAGGGACGTAAATCAAATGAGTACCTCCCAACAAACACGATTAGCGCGGAGGCTAGGAGTTGACAAATCTGCTCTACCTAAGTATATAGAAAGTAGAGGGTCATTTGACCTGAATACTTTGGGCTTTGGTAAAGCTACTAATATGGGTAAGCTAGCTCGTGGTACAGCTATTTTGCGTAGAGGTGCGTATGAAGGTGTTGTAGAGGAAGGTTTGCAAGGTGTAATTGCTCGAAGCACAAAAGATTACTTGCGGCATAAGTACGACGAAGAAAACCAAACTCAGACTGTCAACTTTATGGACAACTTGAGCGCTGGCTTTCAAGGTTCATACGGTACAAAAGAAGGACTTAAAGAGGTAGGTATTGGTATGCTCTTAGGTATAATGGGAGCACCCTGGGCAGCTAAAGTAAAAAGCCAAGATGGGAAAAAAGACGTTTACAAGCTACGGCTTTTAGGCGGTTACCAAGATGTCCGAAAAGGGATTTTAGAGAGAGATGAAAAGATGCAGCGCATCTTAGATCTGCATGAAAAAGACGGAGGTGTACTTGAGACTTTACGCGCAGAAGTAGAGAATAGTGTAGTGCAGAATGGTCTTCAACGCGATATGGATGCTGCAGCTTTAGCTGGAGACTTCAAGCGCATGAAAGACATTGAGCAAAACCAAATATTTAGTCATGCAGCAAGTAAAATTATTACGGGCAGGTATGATGATGCTTTAGTAGAAGCTAAGTCTATCCTAGACGACATGACTGCGGACGATTACCGGCAGTTGCTAGGTAAAGATGGAGACTCTATGTCTGATCAGGAAGTCTTAGCACGGAAAATTGAAGTCTACGAGACTTACGAAAACCAAATGAAGGCTGCAAAGACAGCTTTTGAACGAAGCCAGGAGATTTATCGCGGGCGCGACCCCGAAGTAAACACGGCTATTGCAAACACATTGTACAATATAGAAGCATACGATGTACGCGAAAAGAAATTAGCCCAGACGTTAGCCGACAATATTAAAACTCTTAATGCAGACACTGTTCTTAGCGGTCAGCGCATACAGCATTATTTAAATATCAGTATGCAAGACATCGAAAAGATGTCTGCCTTACGTGAGAAAATTCGCAGAATCGAAAAAGGTCTGCAGACAAAGCTTGAGCGTAAGATTATTAAGAATATTAATGCAGAGAAAGCTGCAGCTAGACAACAAGAAACTCAAGAAGCTGAGCAAGAGTTAGAACGTCTTAGAGAGCAAGAAGAAAGCCTAACTCAAGCCTTTATGTCTAGGGGAGCTATTGAGGGAGAATATAATTTTAATAGAGACGAACAGGTAGCGCGTATCAATGCTCTCGTGGACATGCACGAAGCTTTGGATGCTATTTCTCTGGTAGACACAGAGTTGAATGTGTCTGAGATTCAAGAAGTTATCGCTAGTCTGTTTGAGCTTAGTGAAGACCGCATTGCGTTAATTAGGCTGCACAACCAGCTTTTAGAAGATGGTGGCTTGGCTAATTACATAGCTTCTATTGAGGGTGTAATTACTGCAGGCGCAGAGATAAACAAAGCTCTTAAGAAACGTGCGGAAAATAACGAAGACAACGCCTCAGATTTAAATTCTGAAAAGTCTCAAGTTACAGAGGATGATGATGATGTGGTTGCAGAAGATATAGATGAAAGTATCAACGAAGACCCTAACTATTACGATGATGCTGAGAATTCTGAAGCCGAAGCCGCAGCTGCTGCTGAAGCTGCTAGCGACTCAGAGTCTGAGTTTTCTGAAGAAGATTATGAGCGGGGAGAAGAGAGTTCTGACGGCAAGTTAACTGAAGACGATACCGCCAAGAAATTTCAGCCACCTCCTTCTTCTGAAACGGAAACTAGTACAAATTCAGAAAATGATCCGGCTCCTCAAAAAGAGGTAGTGCCAGAAGATAAAGCTACTCCATCAAATGTCACTTCTACTGGAAAGCTGTGGTTAGACATAGAAGTAGAGGGTAAGCTTAAGCCTAATGTGACAGATGTTCAAAAGCACTTAGCGTTAAATGGAAGTGAGGGGTTAATATTTAGGGCTACTCAAATAAATGGAGACGAGGTTGAGATTGTTGTAGAAAGTGTAAAGGGGAATCTTCCAACTTTCCCTGGCGGCAATAAACTTATGTCTATTGGTGTTTCTAACTTTGAAAACGTTTTTGGCGAAGGTTCTTTAGCTCTAGCTAATGCTGATGCGGGGTATACGTTCTCTCTAGAGATTGAGTCCTATGGTAGTGGAGTGCTGATGCACTACTTGGATAAAGAAGGAAAGATTAAGGGAGGTCCACAAATAGTAGGTGATGTCCTTACTGATCCTAAGAATCAACTTATAGAAGTTGTTTATTCTGTACGAGACTCTGAAAACGCTACAACTTTCTTCAGTGCTTTAACAGGTAAAGACATTTCTAACTCGAGTAATGAGGAGATTAAAACGTTTTTAGCCGAAAACACAAAGACTAGGTCGGGCTTGCGGACGGGTTCTCACTACGCAATAGTTCGAGACAGTCGTACTCAGAATCTTACGTTCGCTCCTATTAAAGGAAACTCTATAGGCATTGCATCTTCTAGGTTTATTCTTAGGGCATTGCAGACTTTGAATATTGCTTCTGGTGCTCAGACTAAAGAACAGCACCAAATGAGCGATCAAGAGTACGATCATAATGTGCGCCAATTAGAAGAGCATTTCGATATAGATTTTGGACAAGAGGGTTTTGATTTAGCCAAACAGATTAATAAAGTTATCCGTTCTATTTCTGGAGTAAATGCATTTAAGGATGTCTCTGAAATACGAGAAGGTCAAAAGAACGCCAAAACAAATCAGATACAAATATTCCCTTCTAACAATAAGAAGGGCGCTCAACTTGTAGTCTATAAAGCTGGTATAGATCCTATGCAGCAACTGCTGGATGGGCAAGGCAACCCAAGAGTTGATGGGAACAATAAGCCGTATAGAGTTAAAAGTTCTTGGAAGTCTGATACTACCTCAAAAGAAGGGCGGTCAGACTTTTTAAGGCTACTTGGTGGTATCCGACATTCTTCTACGTTAGAACAACGTAGCCTGCTTAAAAGTGCAGGCAAAGTAATGTCTCAGTTAGACTTTGGAAGTACCCTTTATGAAGATGGTAATACTGCTCAGGGATTGAAAGTAGAGCCTTTAGAGTCCTATGAGTTTATTGCAAATAACTTTCTGTTTGGTTCATATATCGACACACGAAAAGCAAATCGAGGAGACCGTGGGCCTTTAGAAATTATAGATCCGATTACAGGTGAGCGTAAAGTATATGCTAACCGAGTAAAGCAGATGAATATTGTGCCTGTAGTTGCAGATACTGGCACAGCTTCAGAACAAGACACGGAACAAGGCACTGAATCTACTGAAAGCTCTACAGCTGAGGAAAGTTTCTTCAATACGGATTCAGAAGGAGAGACAGACTATGCAGATGATGAACTCCAGGGAGGAGCGATTGACCCTTCGGTTCAGACAGATACTACTGAAAACGGTGGTTCGAGTTATGATGGCCTAGATGATGACATAGACTATGACGACGACGACGACGGAGGTCTTTTTTCCGCTTCTGCTCGAACAGAGACAACTGACGAGGATTCAATCTCTTTTTCGCCAAGGGGATCTGAATCTAAAGCTAAGCTTAGTCCTATGGATAGGGCTGGTAAGAATATGCGTGTGTCAGGTCTTACAGTTAAAGAAACTGAAGAGGCCATCAATATTATTGTGGGTCTTGCTGCTCGTTTAGTACAAGTGCATTCTGTTACTAAACGTAGGAATCAGGCTATGACTTTGGGCAGTTTAAAAAGGAATGTGTATCGGGTGCTTAAAGGAACGAATAAAAGACCTAGTCCTATATCCCAAGTATTCAATACGTTACCTAAGGCTGACCAAAAGAAAATTCAGATTCTTCTTAAAAACTCTAACGCAGGCACCAGTAAAAAAGAAGTTGGGTATAGTTTGATGTTTGACCAAGCCTTCTTTTTAGCAGCGCAAAGATTAGTGCTAGGAACACATGGATTGTTGAAGCTTGGAGCGCAAAACTTAAACGAACTTTCTGAAGCCTATGACGGTCTCACAGATTTAACTGAGGAAAACTACGACCGAGCAGATCTTTCTATGAAAGAGTTCGAGGATAAGTTTAGTTTTACTGTAGACCCGAAAGCTACGCAAGGAATATTGCTGCGTAGGCAGCTTATGGCAATACGTCATACGCACACAGACAGTAAGACTAAAACGTTCTTAGGACTTCGTAAGTACATAGACCACAGTACGATATCAGGTATACTGAATCAGGAGTTAGCAGGCATCAAGCCCAACTTCAGGGATGTAAAGGAGAAATTAGAAAAGTCAGTAGCTCAGTATCCTTATATAAAGGACATCTTAAAGTCTATGGACATTAAAACTTTAGATGTAAAAGACCCTTTCTACAATCAAAAGCTGAACACCATGCTTCAGCTCCGCCAGCAGTTTGTGGTATTTGCATCTAAAGATGCTGTCACTTACTTGAGCACAAAGCACAACATAAATCAGGGTGCTTTTGGTACAGTCTACTTGTTTAGTAGTAATGAGCGTAACATGGGAGTCCATGCGCTTCAAAACTTTTTATCTAAGCTTGTCACAAATGGGTTCTACAACTATACGAAAGGCGTTCCTGAAATAAATAAAAAGAAGTTCCAGTCTTTTGTAGCTGAACTTGATGCGATTACAGAAACTGATAATTCTACAAAAACGAAAGCAGACTTAATTAGTCAACTGTTCGAGCGTGAGCTAAAGATGACTATTCCAGCGCACTTATTTACTAGTGAAGTGCCAGGTATGGAAGATATCGAGGCTGAGTTGGGTATAGGAAACAGCAAAATGGATCCTGTCAGTGCTTTTGGACATTTGCGGTATGTAATGCGTAGCGTTGCTACGGGTCAGGTTTCTAAGACTACAAATATTATGTCGCTGCCTCAGACGATGCAGTTCAAGAAATTCTTTATGCTCAGTGCGACTCAAGGTGATGACTTGATTCAAAATACGAGTAAGGATGCTGCAGGTAATCTTAGGTGGCACTATGTTATGCCTAAGCTTTTGAGCGATAAGATTAAGTCAATCAAGAACTTAACTGACGAAGAGATAGAAGAGGCTTCGGTATATCTGCAGAATAATCTTTTGTATCAGATGTCTGGAGACAGTGCGTTGATGGCAAGTAAGCTGAAGGTCGATTACTACGACGCTCACAGTAAGCTAAGGTCTAGCATGAACCCGAAAGAATGGTTGAAGATGAGTCCTGGCGATCGAAAGCTAGCTCAGCTTATTCTTTATGGGAACGATAATACCTACATACAACGTAACGGGAAAAAGATTATGCTTTCTCGGTTTACGCTGCCTACAATAGCTGATAAGGAAACTATGCCTGTCATACAAGTTGCTTCAGCATCTGTACAGGTAAACAATAGGATTCTTTTAGACGGGGTATCTAAAAAAGATATGCCTATACAAGATTTGCGTATAGAGCATTTTATAAATACCCGTAACTACTACAAGGACAATATCAAATCTCTGGTAGATCAAGAGCTAACTCGCATAAACAATATCGAAGAGGAAAACTTTAGCGAGCTTCCAACTGAAGCGCAGAGACAAGCAAATAAAATCATCATGTTCCCTGAGTTGAATGTGTTGCTTGACAAGCATCCTCTCAGTAGTATGAAAGGATCTGGCGACAGAGCTGCTTTCCATAAAGATGCAGAAGTAATTATTACTGCAGCCATGAATCGAGATATGCAGGAGGGTTTAACGCAAATGCATCACTCTGGTATATTTGATTTGTACGAGAAAAGTGGTCCAGACGGTACAGTATATACAGATTCCGAAGGGAATGAGGTACCAAGGATTCGGCAAGAAGGAGCTATCTCTAATTTGAGGTTCTTCAATAAAGCGCACTTGTTGGCTAAAGGAGATGTTACAGGCAAGTCAAGCCAAGAGTTTATAGCTAATCATTTAGGCTTAGAAGTAGACAACAATATTCCTGCAAAGCAAATGTTCTTAGCATATCACGCTAAGTTTGTGGCAGAGTCTAGAGCCGTACGTGCACATACAGTGCAGGCAGTTACAGGAGACGTAGGCGTCTACTGGAAAAAGGATGTCAGCTCGACCCTAAAGAATATGCAGAAGCGTCTTGCTGCATTGATCGCTCCAGGTACTGTAGTCCCTAGTATTACTAAAGAGGATATCCCGAATACTCCGGGAGTAGATTCTATGGGTAATACTGTAGTCAAAAGGATTCTCATTAAAGATTTTAAGACTGATGCTTCTAACATTGCAGAACTTAAAAAGCTTTTACCAAACTCAGAGCTATCCGCATATCTAAACATAGAGACTACAGATGCCGCAGAGTACATTACTCCACGAGAGCGGCTGCTTAATTTGTTAGCGGAAGGTAAGATTAGCCGAAAAGAATTCAGCGGTCTTTTAGTTAAAGCAGAAAGTGGTCAGACTTTAGAAAAAGAAGAGATGGGATATTTCCGTCCAGGAAAACCTGTAGCAGCAGGCGATCATGGTACGCACCATTTCTATATTAAAAGTGCTGAGTTTGTGTTGCTGCCTAGCGATATACAAGGCACGAGTTTAATGAACTTGTATGATTTTATGGTTGCTACTGATGTCGGTAGAGCTACTCATGAAAGTGCATATAAAGTAGGACGTCGAGCTAACACAGCTATCGACATTTATGAGGATGATGGTAGTGTCCGGAAGTTTACTGCTGAAGAGATTGAGGATGTAGCAGAAAACCTGACAGGCAAGCGTTACGATCAAGACCGTAGTACTTTCAAAATTCAGCAACAAGTTCCAGTTAAAACCAAACTTGAGACTGTTCACGGTACTCAAATCTCTAGACTCTTTGATGTAGGCCTGCAAAACGAAACAGGTTTTGATGAGTATGGAGTATTCAAAGCCTTTAGAAAAGATGGAAAGCTTCGGGGTAAAGACTTGAAAGTCATTTATAACAACGCACGAGGAATAGAAAACCAGGCTAAAAAAGTAGCCTTCTACAAAAAGTACGGTGTAGGAACTCCAGAGTATAAGGTGAAGATGGCAGCACGTCTTCGTGAGGAAGGTGCTAATAGGGGTTACGGCATGAATGAAATGGCTGCCTTACACTTTGACCCAGATACTCAAGTGTTTTCAGTTCCTCTCTGGGGTACTGCTAGTGCTCAGCGTATTGATAGCTTACTTATCTCTATTGTAGAGTCAGAAATAATTAAACCTCGCACGTTAGGTTTCTCTGGACCTATTGCTCCTGAGATAGGGTATGCTTTTGAAAACCTGTCAAAAGCGCAGAAAAGCTCTATTTCATGGGTGACTAACTCTGAAGGTCAGCCTATATGGAAAGGCAACTCTTTAGAAACTACCACTAAGGCCAAACCTTACGATGAAATTATTTTACCCTGGAAGTTCAAGGCTGACCTAGGTAAGTTCCAAGATGAAAATGGCAATATTGATATCAACCGGATTGATAGTCAGCTCTTAGATGTATTTGGATATCGTTTGCCTACTCAAGCAAAAGCTTCTAGCTCTTCTTTCCGTGTTGTAGGATTTTCTGGGCCTGAAGTGGGCGATAGAATTATTGTCCCTAAAGAATTGGTTGGGCGTATCGGTCAAGACTACGATATTGACAAACTGTTTACGCTCATGTTTGACCATGAGCTGTCTGATACTGAGGTTGATAAGCCTCGTCTTGTTAAGAAGGCGAGCTTAAGCAAATCTGAAGTGGAAAGCTACACCGATAAAGAGCTTTTAAATGAGTCTTTAGAGGTTATGGATGTGGAAGCTTTGGAAGAGCTTATCAGCCGGGCGCGAAACACTCAGATTGACGTGTACCATAGCTCACATCGAAACACGTCTGAGAAAGTCCGTAAGATTATCCACGAGCCTATTGGCGATGGCTATGCTGAAGACTTAGCTGATATTGTAAATGCTAAAGGGGATTTGATTTTAGATCCCATGGGTGTGAGTTACAATGATTTTACTACTGCTGATGCAAGTGCGGGAGCTACAGCCCTAGGTGTATTTGCTGTACAAGGAAGTCTTCATGCAGTTATTAATTCTAATCAGCTTGATATCTACTTGGCTGAAGGAAACTACATGGATGTTGTAGAAATTGGTCAGACTAAGGGTCAAAGCTTGATGCGCAAAGGTCGAGCGATTAGTAAGGCAGCTTGGGCTAAGCTTGGTAAAGATGAAATACTGGACGACAGTTTTATTTTGCTGGACAAAGAAACAAAAGCCGGTACTGTTACTAAGCAGTTTAACCGGATGATGAACCATGCTTTGGACAACCAAAATAATGGGTTGTTAGGAGACCTCAGGATTTCTAGAGAGACCTATCCCTTGTGGAGTATGCTTACTCATCATGGATACAACCAAGAAACAATAGAGTTAATTGTCAGCTCTAGTGCAATCAAAAATGTTGTAGAGGTTTCTAAGTCTAGAAGTGCTATGACAAATGGCAACTACTTCGAGCTGCCTAAGTACTTGTCTAACGAAGTAAAAATCAGAAGGACAGCAATACTTCAAAGCTTTTCTACTGAAAAGTTTGATACTTTAGAAGGTGAGGAATTGCAGGCTGCAATTTCTAACGCTTCCAAAGAATACACTAAGTGGCGTAGATCAAATAAGATCAATTTCGCCGTAAATAAAGAGTGGTTGGTTGCAGATTTCAAAGGCCAAGACCTTGGAGAACGTGAGCGTCAGATCTATGAGGTGGGGCTTTTAGAGCTGTTCTTGAAAACGATTAACCAAGGAAAGCGCTTAGCTAAATTCTCAGACACTTTGCGTAGAGACAGTGTGTTCCCAGCACATAGACAAGAGCTGAACATGATGATTCAGGATACTACTGTTTATTACTATCCTAATAGGGGAATGAATGGCTTGCTGAATCTTCCTGGAGAAGACAGCATGGCTAAGTCTAATGGAATCGCGTTTGGAGATTGGAATAAAGTTTTGGCTCTTGCTAACGCTAGCCTGAAAGCAAAGAATAAATATGGAGCAAACAGCAAGCAGTATAAAGAAAGTGTAAGAGCTTTGAATGCTTTCAAGCAAGCTGAAATGGAACGCTTGCGTACTCAGATTTTGCAGAATACCCATCCAGGGCAGTTAGCTGATTTGGTTATGAACTTAAAGGCTGATGGCGTCTTTAGTTTAAGCCAAGAGCATGTGGATAGAACACATATGTATGATACTGCTTTAGCTTACTTCCAGGAGCAAACCCAAAGTGTTACAAAGATGCATAGCTGGCTTAAAGGCTTGCGGTCGTATCACTTTGCTAGGCTGGCAGAAAAAATTGATGGTAGTAGGAATGCTCGAGAAATCCGTAATTCTCTACTCGTCGACCCAGACACAAACTTAGCGTCACAAATTACTCAGGCTAAAAAAGATTTTCCTAGCCTAGAGAGGAACCCCTTTTTAAAGCACCTCATACTTAATGTAGATACTAGTGCTCACGGATACTATACAGTAGAGTTTACAGGGGACCGCAATCTTAATGTTACTAGTCAGGAGCTTTTGTCTGGTATGCACGATCTCCTTACGCACAAAGAAAAAGAAGTGCGGCAGCTTGGAAAGTCTGTTGTATTGTACTCTTTAGTCACTGGAGGGGGCTTAGGTTCTCGCTCTTTCTCTAAGTATGTTTTAGCAGAGTACTTAGAAGAGAATGGTATCCGCCAAGAGTTGATGAATGCTGTGGACAAGGACAGTGTATTTTGGAATACTGAGGCGCATAGGCAAATTGTAATGCACAACCACACCTTGATTCCTCGCGCACCAGAGTTTGGTCAAGATGTAGTGCGTACCCAGGAAGAAGACCCTACAGAAAGAACGGTTATTGAGATCGGATTCAAAAATGGTGGTCAAGATGGTAGTCAGAGCGAGAGGGATGCTACTCTAAATTTTGGATTTTTCCGCGATAAAAAGTCTAACAGACCTCACGAAATAGGCAAATGGCTGCGCACAGAAATCATCGATGGTGTGCCATGGGACTATTATGAGGCTATACAGTTACAAGGCATCAAAGGCAACTTCTTGCATAAAGAGTACAGTAGCTACGCGCAAGATGAAGAAGGTAATTCTACAGGATTTACTTCTGAGATAGAAATAGAGCGCGTAAAACCTTCAGAAGAAAATGAAGACTACAATGATAAGGATGGTTACTCCGACGAGGAGTTAGAGAGGGCTGAAGAATTTGATGACGGAGATGCTTTCGGAAGTGGTACTGATACTAATGGCACAACTACTGTTGAGGAGAATCCCGCAGTAGAAGAAGCTTTTGGTACTGAAGGTGAAGATAAAAACACAGATTCATTAATTACAGGCACGGATCCTATAGACTATGATAATATGGATTTTGACGATAGCGGCGATGGCGGCCTCTTCTCCGCTTCTCCTAGGACTCGAGTTGTAGTACCTGTAAAAGAAAGTCCTGTAGAAGCCTTTGTAAACCGTAACGGGACAAAGCTAAACGCGGTCTTAGAGAAGATTATGCTGATGGAGTCTATGATTCCAAAAGAAAAGCAAGTACGGATACGTGTTCTGTCTAATATGAATGCGCCATCTACGTACAACTCTAAAACGCATACTATCGATGTTCGTGCGGATATTACAGATGCAGAGTTTACTCATGAGCTGGTTCACGCATATACTGTGTGGGCAGTCACTAGTAAAGATCCGCGTGTAAAGCAGCAGGTGCAGCAGCTTGAAACTTTGCGGCGGAAGCTCACAAGCGCAGAAGGTCTAGCTGCAATGGGTTTGAAGTTTAGCGAATATCAAAAGTTCTTGAGAGGAACTAGAGTATTTAAGGATATACAATTCCGCAAGAAGAGTCTGTCTGATTTTGATGCAGATGCCCAAAGCGACTACAACTTCTTTACGCAGCAGGAGAATCAAGACAAGTTTTATGGCTTGACAGATATAAAAGAACTCCTATCGGAAACGATGTCTAACGCTCGCTTTGCTGAGCAGCTAGCAAAAGTTGACAGTAAGGTTGGGGAGAGATTGTCTAAAGCTAGAGGTACTAGTGTATGGAATAAAATCCTACAGCTTGCAGCCGATATGCTCGAAGCAATGAACCTCACCTTTGGTGCTAATGCTGCTACAGAAATTTCAGCTATAGGAGCTTCTGTAATAAGCAAGAGAGCAAGGTCTCTGGGTGCCAAGGTACCTTTTATTAATTCTGAAAAAAGTAAAGTAGAGTCTGAGAAAAGAATGTTTACTCCTCGTAAAGAGGGAGACGTTCGGAACGTAGATTCTATGATTGCTTATAAGAAGATTCGTATAGAAGAGTTTAAAGCTGTACGAGCAAAGTTTTCAGGAAACAACAGTGCACTGAAAAGTATAGATAGAAGGATAGCTAAAGAGAAGGCAGACATAGAAGCACTAAGTGATGATAGTGTAACCGCAAAGTCTGTGTTGATGATGGTTGAGCGAGAGCTTGAGGACATCGATAATGTTATGTATCGTATGGCAGGTAAGATGCCTAACAAGGCTTACATGACGAGTATTCTCAGTGCTCAGACTGCTCTTGCGTTTTACAGTAGGTTTGCTAAGCAGGTTAAGTTGAACCGTGAGAGCCGAGAAAAAGTTAGGGACTTGGTGGGTCGTGCTAATGCGATGCAAGATGACTACTTAGACATCCTTCGTGAGGCATTACGCAAGTACGCTAAGCAGTTGTATGCGGGTAGTCCTACTGCAAATCAGATCACGGACGACAGCTTTGAGACTATGGAGGCTATCAATTTCCTCAAGGCCAACTTGATGTCTGCTGGTCGTCAAGGTAGGATTGAGCTTTCTTTCTTAGACGATATTCTTAAGGTTGCATATGACGGTCAGAAGACTGACTATACTACGCGTGTTGAGGCTTATGAAATTCTGAGTGCTGCGTTTAAGAAAACTGACTACTATAAGAAGCATGGTTGGGAGGGACTGGTAGAGCTAGACGCCGACGGGAAACCTACTCCTAAAATTATTAGTCCTGTAAGTGGTAAGTGGAGTCTTGAGGAGCATAAGCGCAGAACAGTGGCTCTTACTGAAAACAGTGAGTCTGGATGGAAGAACTATTACGAGTGGCTTACTGAACATACTGATCGTATCGATGTGGAGCGTTTGTACAACCTAGACATTCGAGAGGTTACGCGCAAAGACGACCCAGCATACATCCTTCAGTTGGAAAAGAAGTTCGGTAAGGTTGGTACTAGAGAGCTTCTAGCTAGACAGGACAAGTTGATGGATCGTTATGCTGATGCTAAGGTGGCAGCGTTTGATGTCATCGATATGAATACGACAGGCGAAGACGCTAAAGAAAGTCGCAAAGCACAGAAGATTGCTTGGGTAAACTTGAACAGTCCTGCTGCTCACTATAAATACTTTAGTGGCAAGAGCTGCGTCCGGTTAATGCTAAAAACCAATTCTTGTATCATATGCCTCTACCTAAAGTAGTGGGTAAAGAGACTGGTTTCTTAGATGAAAGGTTTGAAGATCTGCAAAGGGAAAGTGATGCTTTAGCGTACTACAACTTTTTACGGTCTCAATTTAAGGAGATGATGTCAAGCCTGCCGTTAGACACTTACGCAGAAAACATTCATGCTGTAGAGCAGGGATTGTTTTTACCTGCTATAAGGAAGAAGATGGCTATGGATATCCTCAGTCCTAAGGAAGTAATTTTGAAACAGCACAGTCGATTCGTTGAAAGTATTACGAGTACTGATGAAGAGTTAGAGTCTCGGATGATTGACCCGGTAACTGGAGAGTTCCGAAGAGAGTTGCCTGTTCATTTTATGAAGAGGTTTAGCGAATTGAAAGAGCAAGAGTTCGATATGGACAAAGTGTATAAGAAGTTTACCATGATGGCAACTACTTATAAGGCAAAAAATGAGGTGGAGGATATTGTAAGGATTACTGAAACAACGCTGAGTAATGTTGGAGTCTCTGTTACGAATGGTAAGGGAGAGAAGAGGATCAATAAGCTTACAGGATTAGCTTATGTACGAGAGAGTGGTGATGCTAGACAAAACATAACTAAGGCGGCTAGCGCAAGCATTAGAGAGTTTTATGGTCAATCTAAGCAGATGAACGAGAAGTACCTAGTAGGTGCAAAACGCGCTCGCACACTTGAGGAAAAGCAAAAAAAGAAAGAGCTAGAAGAAATAATAAAAGAAGCAGATGAAAGATTGGAGAATGGTCGGATAACTGAGGAGCAGCATATTGAAATTGTAGACCCCGTTATAGACAAGATAAATGCTATAGGCAGTAAAGTTGATTTAGGAAAGGTTCTCAGAGGTCTAACTAAGTTTACTCAAGCTCGTGGTATGGGTTGGAACGTACCTGCTGCATTCACAAACTACATCTTTGGCTCGATGGCTGTGTATCAACACGCTGCTAGGAGAACAGACTTTGATGAGCGTGATGCAGATAAGGCGTTTAGAACTATGCTTCACATGTCTTTGCATACGGCTACACTTAGGTCTGGGTTGTCTGAAACAGAAACAGCTAAAAAGATTCAGAACATGATGCTGCGTCTTGATGTTTTGAAAGACTTCACTGAAGTCAGGTATGACCCTTTAGACGATGATACTACGTTCGAGCAAATCGTTAAAGCCTTTGGAGTATATGAACTGCAACGTAGTTCAGAGTACTTCACGTATGGTCACGCTACTATCGCTGCTCTGCTTGGGACTAAAATTGGCGAGAGCACTGCTTGGGAGCTAATGGATGGTAAGGGTGTTATTCAAGCAGAAGGCTTTAAGCCAGGAGAAAAAGAATGGACTAAGCTGACCAATAAGATCAACCAAATTAACATGAACATTCATGGCAACTACGACCCTCAAAGTCCTATTGCCTTGAAACAGACGATGTTAGGTCCGGCTCTTATGCAATTTAAGAGCTGGGTTCCAGAAGGTTTTGCTCAAGAAGCCCAAGGTAAAATCTATGATCTGCATTTAGAGCGAGAAGTGCAGGGTATGATACCATCTATATGGGGAGAGAAAGGCGCATGGTTTGCACAGCTGCCTAAGATGTTGATTCCTATATACCGTAGGCATGCGGAGTTAGATTTCTCTAACCCTGTTACTGAAGAGAATGCTCGAAAGGCATATGCTAAGTTGTATCAGTACATGTCCTTAATGATGATGGCTACTTTCTTTAAGGTTGCTTTAGATGATGAAGAAGATGACGATGCAAAGGGTATGCTCATTTTCTTGATGAACATCGCAGATAGATTAAATAATGACCTTAGTTACTTCTACAATCCTAGAAGCTATCAGGAAGTCACAAAAGGAATGCCTACTACGGAAACTTTAGGAGACTTGTTTAAGTTTGCAGAAGCTACTATGCAGACGATGGCAGGAGACGCGACGATTCCGACGGGGACATATGCAGGAAGGTCACGCATGCTGCATCATGGAGGAAAGTTATTCCCTGCTGGAAATGCATTGCAGCGTATGGAGTACAACACTTCTACAAAGCCACAGTAAAAAAAAACATTATATGAAGAACCAAAGTTCCAACTATCAACCCTCACGCAATAAGCGCCCGGGAATTACGGCAAAGACTAAGCAGAGTTCTAATAAGAATAGTAAGAACTACCAGAAACAGTATCGTGGTCAAGGCCGTTAATTTTAATCACTTACATTTATACTATGTTAGACTTTATTACTGAGAACCTTGCAGAACTGATTATTGGTCTGCTGGCATTTCTGAAGATTATTGTAAACCTGACTCCAACGGAGAAAGACAATCAAATCTTCGGATATCTTGATACACTGATAAGTGCTATTATTCCTGATCGGCGTAAAACGCCTACAAATTAAGTGCGCCTGGTAGGACTTGAACCTACGACCTGCCGATTATGAGTCGGATGCTCTAACCACTGAGCTACAAGCGCGAAAAAAGAGAGCTTATTTCAGCTCTCTTTTTTATTTATATATCCTCTAGTTGCAACTGCTGTAAAGAGGGCATTTACCATAAGGGTGTTCACAGATAATACACGTAGAGGGGTCTTGTGACATTAGCTCAAACCTCTGTAGTAAATCATCGCATCCACAATTTTCTTGTACCCATCTCTGCTCTACGAATTCTAACGTAGAATCGTTTACAATCTTGTAAATATCACAGGGTGCAGTCCTGTAGTTTTGATCGACACATTCACATCCAATCAAAGCCCCAAGAATCATAAGCCCTATTAAGGCTAAACAGGTATATGCTAGCAGTCTATTGAAGCTCATATGGGTACTGTATTCCAGTCTTTTCGAGGACGCTCAGCAGTAACTATGTACTCTGTATAGTCGTATCTCCAAAAGTAGTATTTAAACCCGTCCTTGGCTGTTACAGAATATCGAAAGCTACCCTGTATTTCAAAATACATAGGTCTGCCAGTAATTCTATTCCACAGATCTAAGGCATCGTCTTTATTTGTAGAGGACCATATCCAACAGTATCGGTTTTCATACCAAACTCCACACTCATAAGGACCATTGTAATCATATGTCCCTGCAGGCACAGCGTTCTCTACATAAGCTGGGCAAGGTGCTCGGTTTATGTGTTGCAGTGAGCAGGACGATAGTAGTACCAAAAAAATAAACGTAACTAATATTCTCATTGTTATAAGTTTTTGTAGCTGAGGCGGGACTCGAACCCGCACGAACCATTCGGCTCAACAGATTTTAAGTCTGTCGTGTCTACCAATTCCACCACTCAGCCTACCCGATTACCAATCTATGGTAGTCGCATCATGTTTAGAAAGCCAATCATTAGCTTTTTTAAAATGATCACATCCAAAGTAACCAGCCTTACCACCAGCATATGCTTCAGCGGCAGGATGAGGAGCTTTGAGTATTAGATGGTGAGGCATCGTAAAGAACTTCTCATACACTTGAGAAGCTTTACCCCAGAGCATAACTACTAGAGGTAACTCTGCCTTCCTAAAACTCAATGCGCTTAATGTAGCTGCAATGAATTTTTCCCATCCATAACCGTCGTGTGACTTAGGAGAACCCTTGTCTACTGTTAGAATAGTATTCAATAGGAATACTCCTTGGTCAGCCCAGGGTTCTAGATTACCACCTGATATTTCTGCTCCAACACTATTGTATACCTCCTTCTTTATGTTGCGCAAAGAGGGATTTATTTTAGTGCTACTACCTACATCAAAGGCTAAACCTGTAGCCGCTCCATCATGATAGGGGTCTTGTCCTAGGATCAAAACTTTGACCTTATCGAAATCAGTTTTGCGATAAGCCCTAAAGATGTTTTTTTGCTCAGGAAATACTGTACTGAAGGTGTAACAGATGTCAATTTTATCTCGAAGCTTGTTCATGTAAGAAGACTGGAACTCTGTGTTAAGATGTTCCGACCATCCAGGACCAACTACATGTTCATATGTGTCACTCATCTTCTAAAGCTAATTCTATAGCACCACCCAATAGACCTTCTTGGCTTCTAGACCAATTGCCCGACTGAGTATGCAGACATATCCTATTGATCAATTGGCATGCTTGATGCCAGCCGAGTTCTAGATAGCTGTCATGAATATGAAAGACTTCACAGGGGTATTGCTTATTAGTCTGTACAGCAACGATGTATACATTCTTTAAAGTATATCCTGGAAAAGCATATGACAGAGCAAACTGGTAGAAAGCCATCTGCCTGTGGTAGTTGTATTTCTCAAGAGTCTCTTGAAACCTACCTAACGGGCTACGGGTAGTCTTTAAATCTACAAGAGTAATAGACTTGTCATTCTCATTGATAAGCACTCGGTCTATCTTAGACTTCATGTTCAGAGGAACTGGCGGTTCATCTAAGCCTACATGCCATTCTTCTTTCCATGTAATTTCAATCTCATTGCGAGCCTCTGTAAACTCACTACCTTCTCCTCCAAGGAGTAAGAAGTTAGCAAGGTCATTAGATTGAATGCCGTCATAACAATTATGGACTTGATGAAATACCTCAGGACTAACAAGAGTTTTATCCTTCAGCATACACAAGTCTGACCAGTACGACGACCCTTCTTTAAGCAGAGTATTGATCTTACTTTGAAGAGAACGGCTTTTATAGAACTCTTGCAGCATGTCTTCCACGTCATACTCCGAAAAGAAATCTTCAAGGGAATACTCATTTTCTAACCCCGCATGATCCATGGTCAGCATACTCATGAACTTATCGATAAGCTCTTTCACTTTTGGACCTGGAACATCTGTTGGCTCCATGTCAATAGTTTCAGGCTCCAATATGAGCTGATGCACAAGAGTTCCAAGTTCGAATCCAGAAGAGCTGTAACTCTCTAAATTACCGTCCATGTACATCTTGAACATCTTAGGACTACCTCCCGTATTAGGGTCGATGTAGTTTAATGAGCTGTTACTGATAGCAGGTATATCAAAGTAGTCCATCAATCTTTTGATTCTGTTGGATCATATGTTCCGTTTTCTAACTCTGCAGTAATTCTGTCAGAGGTTTTAAGGTATGTGCCTTCAGGCATTTCGTCTACAGTCAGTTTGAATCTGTTCCTCAAGATAGAGTGAATTTGATTTCTCGCTTTCTTTTCTATAGATGCAGAGCTTTCATCATCAGTACCGCTGACGCTAACAGTGCCATGCCAAGTATCGCTACCTACAAATACAGCTTTGTAGGTAACAAGAAATACTTGTGCTCTTCCCTTCTTCTTACTCAAAACATTTTGATTTGAGCGTCGTCTACATACTCGCCTGCATTTAGGTCAAAGTATTTGTTTTCATGTTCATCAAACATGAAGTTGTCAGTAGACATAACTGCATAATTTGGCTGCTTGTAGTCTGCAAAATCATTGTAGTATGCACTATTCTCAGGACTATGCTGATCGTTGAAATACAACCAAGGTTCTACAGGTATACTACCATCTAAGTAAACCGTAGTCTTCTTTCGCTGGTACCATTCTGGATGTCCTTCTAGTTGATCTATGCCAGGCATACTTTCCTTAGGGACAAGATAAACTTCTACTTTAAGATTATCCCCGGCTTCATGGTCTCCGGATAAGACAAATGGAATGCCTTCGCAGACCATTCTAAGGTTGTCTTTGGTCTTTCCTGTACCTAGATACTGAGCGTTGTTTAGATAATGGTTATTACCATATCCCCGTCTTAGTGTACCATACACAGCTACAAGCTCGCCTTTCAGCACATTCTCTTTGCTAAAGAAAATATTATCGCGCTTGAACCACTTACCTGTAACACTGGTACGAACCCCTTGCTTAGTACTCAAAGAAGTTAGGAACCGAGAATCAGTAAGACTCAAGATATCCCTCCAACTATGGCCTGAAATACTACGCAGCGTTTCAGCAACGAACCTGCTGTCACTCATAGAAGTATCCCAACTACGAGGAGTTTGGACTGTACCATTATGGAACAGCCAACACTTCTCATTGATTTTGATAGGTTGAGTGTTGTCCATGTTAACTGGACCAACAGTTGCTAACCTGGCATGGAAGACATAAGGTCTTTCAGTTTGAAGCCAATCATAGGCTTCTTGTGGGTCCATTGTTTTGTACACTTCTCCAGAATCTGTCAAGAGTATGCCAAACCCATCTGGGTTCAGCAGAATACTCTTAGCAGCAATTTCTGAGTCAAGCTTCCCTTGGACTCTCTTCGATATAATCACACACATCTAGTGACAGTTGTTGTTTGTTAGAGTTACTTACGGACTTTGCGGGAAGTACAGGTACTCTCCCATCGAAGACACCCTTTGGCACCTTCGCTTTGATTTTTGAATATTCAGTAAAAGTGAATACTCCTTCTTTCTTGTATGCTTTGGTATAAGCATGTGCTAGCATAATCTTTTCGCCCAACTTTTTAGTGTAGACTTGAGCTAGATGTCTGTGCAAATTAGAAGTCTGGTCAAGTAGCATCTCATAAACTCTATCTGCAGTTATTGGAGACTTAGAAGACTCTAAAGCTATAATCCTCAATAGATTAATTCTCCAAGACAATTGCTTTGGAGACTTGATTCCTGAGAATAGCCTAAGCTCTACTTTGTCTGACATAATATGGAATGCACAGTACTTATTGTTCTTCTCCATATCCTTGTCTACAAAGGCTGCGTAGCCGCGAACCTTAGCTCTTTTAGGAAAGAGAGCATATAGCAGTGGAACAAAAGGTTCTATTGCTGTAAACACTTCTAAACCAGACGTGTGTCGTTTGGATATAGTCATGTGACCACCACAACGAACACTTGTTTTAGAGTTCAATAAGAATCCTAAAACAGGGTTGTAGATATGGTTATGTACCTCAGGGCTAAATAAATCGTAGATAGGGCTTACTAGCTCAAACCCACCATGGTGTAAGGATCCATCTCGTTCAGCTCTCCACGAGTGTGGTAAGAACAGATTTTCATATCCTTGATATTTCTCGCATATATTCAGACCATCATAGTCTTCCTTCTCTGCTTCAATGCCTAATCTCCATAGAGTGGTAGGTCGACATTCCCATATTGAAGGACCAGAGTGATAGCTATAAAGAGAACCCTGTGCATGCGGAGCATCTGCTTTTAACTCTGCAAAAGCCTCAGCCCTAGTCATGGTTTTGTAGGAGTATGCATGTTCTCAAAGTTTTTTACTTCGAGCATCACACCTAGTATATATGCTTGGGCATTTATTTTGTCCTCCAAATACTCTTGTGTGAGTCGTTGGACAGTCAACATACTAGTTACTCCATACTCTGTGTCAGGCTTCTGCTGCTCAGAGATTTGATCGTGAAAGAAATTCTTTATCTTACTCATGCTATTTCATTTGGGTCTGGAATATCTAAATCCAGAGCTGTTACTGCCCACTCTCTAATGTCTTCTACGTAGGTCATAAACTCTGTAGTAGACAATCCTTTAGTAGAACGGAATTCTGTTCCCTCTACTTCTTCTGTTACTGCGTTAAATACGTCAGCTTCTAAAAACTTGTATCGCATGTACTCGTGTACATGATTCTTAGTTAAAGACCCTTGGTAGTCCAGGGGGTCTATATCATCTGCTCGCCATCCCTTACTTACTAAGTCACTCCAAATCATATAGACAAGAGTACCCCAATAGTACTTGTTCTGTTTTTGGCTGCGCAAATTGATTGGTCTTACCAGTATCTCTACTGTGTGGCCATTGAGCTTGTTAAGCTCTTCTGCCCATTCTGCTTCTTGGTGGACTTCTAAATGTCCTTGTTTAATTCGTGCTGTTACATTAATCATGTATAAAAACTATAGTGATTTCTATCGTCACTTACTATGTGGAAAACCAACTTCCTATCTTCCTCTTTTTCAACAGGATAAAACTCCATGGCTGCAGCTTGACTAACAAATTTTATGTTGTCGTCAGGCAACTTTCCTTCTTGAACCAACAAGTCTTGGAACACTTTACAGTAAATCCATTTGTTGTCTAAATCCCAATCTGCTCTACCAGGCATGTCGTGAAACTCACAGTGTAGCTTAACAGGAAAAGATTTAATCTTCCGAACCTTCCTAAGGTAAGGGCGGAAAGCATCCTTGATTGCATTAACTATCTTGACTCGCATGACTGGTCTTGTGTTACCAGCATAGAAGTCTTGACCGTTAATCTTCTTCATACGCGGGGTGTTTACACTCCTTGCGTTACGAATGATTGGCTGTCCATCGTTAGTACATAGCCTACCCTTGCGGTCGTATCCGAAGGTTGGATCTTGGTACTTCTTTGGAATCTTATCTTTACTAGTGTAGTAAGTTGGTCGTCTCCGGTTGCTCATCTTCACATGAGTGATGAACTGAGGTATGGTTACCGTTGCAATAGTTGGCATATGCCGAAGATACTACTTGGTTTACCCAAGCTCTCCCTTGGTATTTGATTACGTCACTAATATCCTTGCCTCCAAAGTTTTCAGTCCCAAAACGACCGTTGGTAAAGAACAGTGCAGGAATACCATATTGTTTACGTATATAGTTAGCCATTGTAACTCCAGCTCTATCAAAGTCGTAGACTGTTACTATCTGTGGAGTAAGCGACATTAACTCTTCCATGTAACCTGAGTCAGGATAAACAGTTTCTGACTGAGGAGCTACAGCAGTAATTCCAAGTTCGTGAAAGACCATTACATCTTTTAGACTCTTAGTCAGTACTACTCCTTTGCTATAGTCTCTGAATATATGGCTGCCTTGAACTACTTGGCAGTTACACATAAATCTATTTGCACTTCTTAAAGGGAAATAGATTTTGTAGTTGCCTCCCCCAAAGTTGTATGCATAAGCAGGATCGCTGGTCTTATCGCCGTAAACGATTTTCCCATTGACCCATACTATGCTTACTGCAGATACATGAAACAGTTCTAGAGTGGCTTTTGATATACCAAATTGTGTCCAGTATTTGCGGTCGCGGTCATCCCATGAACGTCTTTTGACTTCAATCATGGTATGGGACTTGCCACCTACTACTTTTTCATGCTCTTCTTTAGGTACGGGATTACCTGTAAGCAATCCAAAGTCTTCGGCTATGAGATTCAGAGCTTCTCTGAAACTGCAGTTGTGCATATGCATAACAATCTTGAAGCAGCCTCCAGTAAAAAACCCTGCAAAATCATTGAAGAGCAGGTCGCCCTCCTTATTGTAAAAGAACCCACAACTAGGGTTGGTGTCTTCACGCAAAGGAGAGCAAAACCTTTTCTTCAAATGAATCTTGCACCCAAGGTAGCGCTCCATAATCTGCTCTTGAGAAAGCTTATTAAGGATATACTCCCTTGTGATATCTGGTGCAAGTTCATACATTACCAGGACTTACCGGATAGTTCTCCAGTAGACTCTGTACTAGGTGTAAATGAATCCTCCTGATCAGGTTCAGGAGCATCTACAATATCGTACTTAGGGTCAATGCGCAAGCGGTTAGGCTCAGACATTGGTTGGATGAAAGCCTTGTATGCTTTCTTAGGGAAAGAAGTATACTGACTGTTCTTCTTGTATACAATCTTCAACCGCACAGGCTTATCAGTATGTTGATTGCCCAACAGCTTGATGATGCCTTCAGCAAACTGATCAAAGCTATCTGCCTTAAAGACACACTTGTCTTTAGGGATGAACGATGCTAAGATGTGCTGCACACGTTGACCTTGTTCGGTAAACTGTTCCTTAGCCCATTTCTCAGCTTCTGTTTGAGGCTTGTTCCAACCCTTAGCAAGGTTCACAAGCTTGTCGTAGTCAAGAGGCCACTCAAGGTGCTTAAATGTTGCGCCATTAGCGTCACTAAATAAGAACTGAATGACATTGTCATTGCTGTCAGGCTTCAAGGGTTCAAACAGAATGTCCCTTAGAAAGACATTTTCATTAATGCCTGCGGGCAGTCTGTTACTGCTTCCTGCTTCTGGTGTTTTTTCGTCGAATCCGTACATTACTTAATCATATCTGGGTAAATAGTTGACCATTCAAGGGGGCAAAACTTTCCTGCTAAGGCAGGTAAGCGAGTTCCAGCATCGGTGTTTGTGCCACCTCGGAAGTCTACCATGAGGGTATCCCCATCACGATATACTCTACCGATGCCATCCATTACTGAACACATTTGAGTCTTCAGCTTACCAGTGAGGTTGATTTGATCCACTTGGATTTCACCTTCTCCGTGACCATCTTTTTGATGACCAATAACTATGAGGTGTTTGCTAATACGCGCAAAGGCTTCGATGATTTGCATCACCTTAGTCTTCATCATAGACCAGCCCTTACCATGAGGTAAGTCGCCAATGTGTTTGACTTTATGGCTAGCGCATATATCGTCAGTCACCCATTGTTCAATGTGGTCAATCGTATCTAACACAACAAAGTCAATTTCACTCTGGTGTTCTTTAGCATACTCCATGGTAGCGCGTAGTCGTGGTAATCCATCAACTACAATACTATATGCACCATCGCAGTAGCTAGTGCCACCTTTTAACTCTCCATCATATTCACCTTTTACTTCAGTGTCAATGATAAGGTGTCTAGGTAGCTTAGATACACTTGTGGTTTTGCCTGTTTTTGGCTTGCCATACAGGAACAACCTGTGTGGGCTTTGTGCTGCTTCAGTTATTTTAGGTTCTACTTTCATGATAGTTTACAATGTGCTTCAACATTTGCTAAGTTCATTCTAAGGCTGGTCAAGATACGTTTTCGCAGATAATCTAGCTGATCTTGGTTAACAACCCTTTTCATTTGGTCACTTAAAGTGAAGCTTTTATGCTGGGTAAACTCAATCTCATCTTCACTACTCCAATATGACAGATGCGCATTAGGCAAAATTATAGTTGCCTTGTAGTTGCACTCAGATAGATGTTTATTTGGCTGGATTCGCCAGGTAAAACATTGGATAAAGACATCTCCATAGTTTACGTCTATCTCTTTAACCGTATTGGGGTTGCGAACTGTTACGGTTTGAGACACCGTTGTCCCAGTCTTCGAATGTTCCATGTCTTAATTTGTTTTTGAGTAAAACAATACTTGCTTGACCATGCCTGTTTTTGAGGCAATGCAAGGCTACTAAATCAGCAGTAGGCAAGTTGTTTCTACCATAGTTTATTAATCCTAGTAGTTGCGGTTGGTGTAGTACCATGACCACATCTGCTGCATGGTAGAGCTGCTTGCTACCATGTATATCTGTCTTCATTGGGTAATGAAGAGCAGGAGAATCTGGATTACGTCTGTGCTCGCCTTCAATCTTATCATTGAGCTGAGAAAGCAAGATGACCATAATGCCATATTCTTTTCGCATCTGAATAAACATCTTGCCTAACTCAGCTAGGCTTTGGATTTCATTCTCTCCACTCATAGGACTTACAAGCAGAGTATGGTCTAAACAGACCACTACTCTACTACCCTTATTGGCTTCTAAGAACTGCATAATCGCCTCAAAGATTTGCATGCGGTTACCTGGCCTTTCTACAAAGTAGATATTAGGCTCATCAATTTGTCTCAACTTGTCTCGAACAACGTTTTGTTCAATGTCTGTAAGAGATTCATCTGCTTGCAACATCTTATCTAATCCAACTTTACTCAAAGCAGAAACCCTACGTAGTATTTCCATCTCTGCACTCATCTCAAAAGTGAAGTGCAGGACTTTTACGGGGTCGCTGGGATTGATAGCAGGAGAAGTAAAGTCTCGGATAAGGTTGTTAAGAAACATACTCTTACCATGTCCTGACGCTCCCGCTATTACGTAGAGCATGCCAAACTGAAATCCTCCAAGGAGAGATTTGTTTACTTTCTTCCACCTTGTCTTAAGAACAGGAACAGTACCAGTCAAGTACGACTTGATACTATTCTCCGCCTTTTCCAAGGCCGATCCCATGCTAGTAATTTCTAGCAGACTCTGATCGCTTCTCATATGATACGCTCATGAGGTAATGACTCAGACGTATCGTCTTTCATCATTTCCCATATATCGACAAAGGCTTCTGATTCTAACCACTTGTCAATGCGTTGATTGATGAGCTTCTTGTTCACCGCATACTCTAGAGCACTCATAACCTCATTGTGATTATGAACTGTACCGATGTTTTGGTGATACCACCGAATCATCTCCTCTTTGTTGACACCTTTGGCAGGAATGCTTTTGCCTGAGATGTTCAAGTATGCAGGATACTTCTTCCAAAACTCCTCTCCATCTTGCTTAGTAGCAGTATAGAACTCCTTAACGAACTTGTCTGTCACTTCATAGTAGTCTGCAAAGGTGTTGTCACCTGAGGGATTAGTATTGACTATAAGTCCTATCAATTCAAGTTGGTCTAAATACTCTCTGGGGAAAGAGAATCCTTCTTGAGCGATTTTGTATAGCAAGTCATGTCTTCGCTCATAAATAATTTGACAGAAGAATAGCTGAGTAGGGTTGATGCCTAAACTCACTAGTACGTCTACATATTTATCAAGAGCGAATACCATTACTTACCTGTTCTATTTTCATATTAACTAAGACTTCCTGGACTACGCTTTTTACCTCTTTCAACGTAGCTACTGTTTTAAATTCTTCCCGGAGTTTCAATTGAAATCTCCACGTAGAATCATCTACCTCACACGTATCATTCGTGATTAACATGAGGATTTCGGAATAAAGAGTTTCCGATGAGACGTGATATCTCTTGCAAGGAGTTGACGTACTGTACTCCAGTACTCTTGGCTTGCCTCTTTCTGAGCCATGTTTCATCTTGTGTATCTTTTAGATAAAGGTTTATTACAACGCCGAGCTTTCCTTCTTTCCAACGGATTGCACGGCCTGTACGTTGAAGATCCTGTCTTGGAGTTCCAGAACCTGAGCAAATTATCGCTAATTCAATTCCATCCACATCAAAACCCTCATCCAAAGCTCTTGCAGTATGGATGATGTGAGTATCTGTTTTAGGGTCAGAGAAATCTTCAAGGATTTGCTTACGCTTAGCCTTGTTGATTTTGCTGTGGAATGCCTTGCTCCAAGGCTGTGTTTTTTTATCTAATTCTGAGGCAAATTTTACACTCTGACTGAAGGTTATCATAGGAACATCATACATATCTATAATTTCTTTAGCAGCTTCTTGCTTGCTTACAGAGTTATAGATGAATGTCATTCTAGCTTGCATAGCCTTTCTCCAAGCTCGAGCTTTATTCAGCACCTCTTGCTCTGTCCACCCGTTAAGTTGCTGGGTGTACGCTTGCAAGTATTGGCGATTGTTGCCACAACTCATAGCGATGTTGTAGCGGTTATTGAATAGAGCAAAGTGCTTGTAGTATGAATCGACAATTTCTTTGTATGTATTGCTCTCTTCGGCATTCATCCGTACACCGAGGTTCAGTATTAAAAACTTTGATACGTAACCGTTATCGACAGCTTCTTTTAGAGTTACTCGGTCTATGACAGGTGCGTACTCATCAATGAGATAAAAACGCGGGTCTTCAGTGTCTAGAGTAGCAGTCAATCCAAGGATGTAACTGTAGTCTACAATTTCGAAGATGGTGCCAAAAATCTTCGAAGTATAGTTGTGAATTTCATCAAGTACAAGTAAATCACACTTATGACTTGTCTTCACAGCGGTGTTAATCACCATTACCTGAGTGTTGGTAATTCCTAGTTTACGACACCCAGCTTCCCATTGACCTTTAAGGTTAGTAGTAGGCACAATAACTAAGGCTGTACCTTCTGGTTTATTTTCCTGGAGGTTTTTTAGGATAAGGAGAGATACATAAGTCTTTCCGAAACCTGTCACAGCTTCTAGTGTTCCACGTCTACCTGATTCAGTCCAC